TCTTCCGATCTCTCCTCTTTCCCGTTGAACCGGACGATGACAACCGATTTGTTAGGTTTTGATTCGCTGAATTATAATGTCGTTTATGCGCAGATGGGACGTGGCAAGTTTTGCGCTTAAAGACTCTTCGCGAAAATCCGATATCTTTTTGCCGATGTCAGAACACGATGGACTTAATTTAGTCCCCTCATCTCTCCATGTAGCTACTGTATATCTATCAATACCCGTTAATAAACTAAATCCTATAGCTGATACCTCTTTATCATACATCATACACATATATATATAATAATCACATATACGATTAACTAAATCATAATTATAAGCGTTATAATTACTTACTCCACCTGTAAATGATCCAGTAGTATTTACAAGGTTTTTAGACTTAAGACAGTCAGGCTCATTAAATGCATGACGTTTGATATACATAAGAGCAGCATTCCAAACGCTTTGAGACTCTTGTCTTATATCCTCTATTTTCTGATCTTTGCAGAACTGGGAAAGATATAGATCCATGTCATTCTCATATACCTTGGATGTTTCTGTATTTTCAACTTTTTCCATTCCTGCACCTCCTAAAAATCTGCAATAAAAAAAATCACTAATCCTCACTTAATAGACCCATGTTTTTTTATCTCCTCCACAGATTAGGTAAAAAACATAAATTTACAAAAGTGACAAGCTAGTGACTTCTTGTCGTTTCCGGTCTGCCGGCTCCGGTGGTCTTGGTTACAATCTGGGCGGCTGCGTATCCAGAGGGGGTTGGATTTGCTCCGCTGTCACTCGCACCGTGTTAACGTCGGCTCCCTAACTGCTTTTATCATACCATAAGTGCTATTTATAAATCCACAACAACCTTTTACGCATTTGACAATTTGTTACTGTGGTATGTCTTCCGGTGATCCTGAGCATATAAAAATCATGCGATTAAAAAATATCATCCGGTTAAATTTGACAAATGGGATTTTTTGACAGACAGATAGGTAATTTTTGCAGATGGGTACATGGTGGCAGATGGTCAGCTCTAGTATTTATATATACTTGGTTATACAATGTCTTTCTGCTCTTATTTATTTTTATTTTATTTAATCTCCTTTTATTTACTCTAATCTTATTTAATCTGCGTCTACAAAATGTCTACAATTTGTCTACAAAATTTAGCACGTTAAAATGCCGCAGTGAAAATAGATCAAGAAAAGCAGGCTGTTACACCTGCTTAATTCTTGTTTATGCTGTTGCTCTTTCTGTTCTTCTGATCCGTTCCGCTCTCGCTGTGATCCGGTCAATTAACGCCCTGTCACCGTATGCGGTTTTGATGTCCAGCAACTCCGGATCTGTAATGCTCTCCAGTGCTTGGAGCGTTTCCGCTTGCACCGTCTCCAGTGCCTGGAGTTCTGCCAGGTTAAATTCTTTCAGCCGTTCCGATTCCACGCTTTCCAGTTGCTCCCGGTAGTACCGGAAGAACTGCCGGACGTTTGATCGGATCCGGGCGGCTTTCTTTGCTGTGATCTGCTCCGGTGTTCCTGTCATGTCGTTCGCTCCTTTCGTTTGTTTGTATCTTGATTATATATCATGTTATATATCATGTCAATAGTTTATTGCAATTATTTATTGATATTTTTCAAAAATTCCTCAGCGTCTACAACTTGCGGTTGTTCCGATTTTTTGCGCTCTGCTCTCCTCTGCTCCTGGAGCTGGTGCAATCTTTCGTTTGCTTGCATCAATGCGACTTTCTCGGATACCTCTGTGTGCTCTGTGTTTGCCTTTTCTGCGGTCTTTTCCGGCTCTTGCGGCAAATTCTCCGCTTGGCTCTCCAAACCGTCTAAATAAGACAATACCGCCGATACAGCTATATCATTTATATTTATGTCTAATTCTGCTGCTCTGTCCTTTGTGCCTTTTGGTAATCTGATTTGTACAAGATCAAATTTACTGCGGTAATTGTTAATTGCTTTGCGTGTGTAATCTGCTGTCCTTGCCATCTGCAAAACCTCCTTTAATAAATTGTTTTATCATATTATATAACACTTTATATATAAATGCAATATAATTGTATATATATCATGTCATATAAATTTTATATAAATATTTATAGAAAAGTGTTGACACATGCTATATATCATGATATAGTTATCTCAACAAATAAAAAAGCCGGTGACACCTACCAAGCGAACACCGGCACCAATCAAAAAAGAAAGGCACCCATATTATAACACGGGTGAAAAGGTAAAGCAATATGTATAACTATTTAGAAGCTATGAAAAACGACATTACAGAGTACATCAACAACGAGATCAATTTAGCAGATTATTCAGACCGTGACGAGCTGGAAAGCTACTTAAATGATGAGCTTTTTACAGAAGACAGCGTAACCGGAAACGCAAGCGGCTCTTACACTTTTAGCAGAGCACAGGCGCAGGAATATGTTAAAGATAACATTGATCTTTTAAAAGATGCTTGCGAAGAGTTCGGAACAGATGCCGCAACGGTTGGAGAATGGTTTTTATCTGAGGACTGGGAAAAAATGGACGTAACAATTAGATGTTATCTGTTAGGGCAGGCAATCGCCGAAGTTTTGGACGATATGGGGGAAGAACTGGAAGAAGCTTTTGAAAGTGAGGAAGAATAAGAGCATGGAGAATTTTATATTACTAATTTGTGCAATGCTTGCCGGGTATGTGCTCCGGTACTATAGAGAATTAAGCAAGTAAGACAGGATTACACCGGGGATCGTGCCCCGGCTTTTTATACACATGGAGGTAAATATATTGAAAAAAAATAAAACAAATGACATAATTGGAAAACAGTTCGGACTTTTAACGGTAATATCTTACAATGGAATTAACCCAAACTATAAAAGAGCCGAAAAGGTCTATTTGTGTTCTTGCAAATGCGGAAACACTACGCTTGCAAACAGAAGCGCATTGATTAAAGGCGAAAAGAAAAGCTGCGGATGTTTGAGGGGAAAAAACAATTTTTTAAATTTAACAGGTCAAAAGTTCGGAAATTTAACAGTATTGGAAAGATTACCGAATAAAAATAAGCACATTGTTTATCGTTGTATATGTGAATGTGGAAATTATAGAGAAGTAGCATCTACAAGACTAAAAAGTGGTGAAATAACTTCTTGTGGTTGCTCAGGATATAAACTCGAGCACCATCATTTGTCAAATACAAGGCTTTGTAGAATATGGCGAAATATGAAAACTAGATGCTATAATAAAAATTCACCAAATTATAAATATTACGGAGAAAAGGGAGTTTTGATTTGTGACGAATGGCGGAATAGCTTTTCTGCTTTTTATGATTGGTCTATAAATAACGGTTATTCAGACAATCTTACTATTGACCGCATAAACCCATTTGGAAATTATGAACCGAATAATTGTAGGTGGGTAACTTATCAAGAGCAGGCTACAAATCAAAGAAGGCATTATAAAAATTAACCGCCGCAGAGGATGCCCGCCGGATCACTACCGGCGGCGGTTTTGTGGGTGGATCACACCCAAAAATTGAAAAAAGGAGGTTGCCAGGATGAAAGAAAAGAACCTTGAAAGACTTTACAAGCTGCTAGAGCGTGCGGAGCGAGAGAAAGACACGGAGACAGCCGCCGCCCTGCGTTGGGCAATTTTTGAACTTGAAAACAGATAAAAGACGGCTTGCAAGCCGTCTTTTTGTCGTGTTCCGGGTGATATGCTACCGCTTTCTGTGGTCTATTTGTGCTACTCTTCCACCTGATCCGGTCAGATCCTGCGCCCGGATATATTGACGGATTGCGCTGTTTTGGTGTACAATCAAATATTACAAGGGGGATTTTATCAAAATGCGAAACGTGGGAATAGGTCATGTATACGACATTATGGAGAGCGTAGCGGATGCCGGGGAACGGTTGGAAACAGTTATAAGGGTTGAGACTGCCGCCGGTGGTATGTCTCCGGAATCTGCAGAGCTGTTGCGGTCTGCCTATGATTCTATGCTTTCGGCAGTCGGAGACCTTGCGAAAGCTGCGACACGGTGACAGGGTGACAGGTCTAGGACTCGCACCGCAGAAGTGAACAGGTGTTTCGTGCCTTGAATCGGTCTGAAAAAATCTGCGAAAAAACTCTGAAAACGGATTTTTCAGCTTGAAAAGTGCTACCCAGGGGGGATTAAAAATTTTTTTATTATATTTTGACGAAAAATTTTTCTTTCAAAAACCTCTGAAAGCGAGATTTTCGGTTGAAAATGCAGACCCACGGGGGTATCAAAAGAAACACATTAAAATTTTTTCAATACTTCACATCTATTTATCGACAGAATACCACAAATGTGTTAAAATTTTATAAAATTCAAAATGAAAGGGGTAATTACTCTATGAAACAAAGTCCTTTAGGAATCACTTCAATGGTGCTTGGTATTATAAGCATCCTCACAGCTTGTATAGCTTTTGGCATTGTGCCAGGTATTATAGGCTTGATACTCGCTATTATTGCTCTGTGTCAAAAAGACAGAAAGCACGGAACAGCTATCGCAGGTCTTGTGTGTTCTGTTATCGGAATTGTAATTTTTGCCATTATGGCATTGTTTGTAAATAGTGTATCCGATAGTAACAAGGAATCTACCGGCACACAGGCATCTGTTTCTGCAATACAAGAAAGTTCTACCGCAGTATCAGAAAGTACACCGGAATCAAAGGTTGAAGAGGTAGAAGCACCCAGTGGTACTGTTATTTCTCCCGGTTACACATTCGATGCGGACGGCTTGCAAGTCACTATTAATGATTTTGACCTTGACTACACTGATTATGAGGATGAATACGGTTGGAACGCTCCTGCTGATGGAACAAAATACATTATGATTGATGTTTCCTATCAGAACAACAGTAAAGATGATAAGTATGTAAGCATCTACGATTTCCAGTGCTACGCAGACGATACAGATTGTGAGCAGAATTACAGTGTTGTTGATAGTTCTTCGTTGAATGCGAATCTTTCAAGCGGAAGAAAAACATCTTACAAGATTGCATTTGTAGTTCCGCAAGATGCGCAGAGCATTGAACTGGAATATGAAACAAGCATTTGGACTGGAAACAAAGAAGTACTCAAATTACAATAGAATATAGAATTTTAAGGGCATCCGAAAGGGTGCTCTTATTTTTATGTTGCGAACCTACGTTCTGCATGATATAATATGTGTCAGTTAGGAAGTCTTGCACTACGTCCGGAGAGTGAAAGCTGATTATACAGCCTAGATTGTAACCAAGACCCGGAATAAAGACAGACCAAAAAAAGATTGGAAGTTCGCTACTCCAACAGTAACAGGGGTAGTGGGCTTATTTTTATGCTCTTCTGCCCCATGACAATGTATTTGTTGGAGGTAGAAAATGTTAGTTGAAATCAAAACAGTAAACAAAGAAGAAGTAACCGTTGTAACAAGCCTTGATGTTGCGGAAACGTTTGGAAAAGAGCATAAACGTGTCATGCAGGACATAAGAGAACTTGATTGTAGTGAAGAATTTAGAGAGCACAATTTCGTGCCTATCTCTTATACAGATAGTATTAACAGGAAAAAACCTATGTTTGTTATGACAAGAGACGGCTTTACTCTTCTTGCTATGGGATACACTGGTGAAAAAGCAATGCAGTTCAAGGAAGCCTATATTAAGCAATTCAACGCAATGGAAAAATCTCTTATTGGCAAAATACGGGAACGTGAAAAAGGAATTGGTGTCCGCAGGGTACTTACGGATAGTTTGCAGAGGACTTCCGAAAATGAACGGATGCACGGTCATGCATACTCTACCTACACCGATTTGATTTATAAATCAGTATTCGGAAAAACCGCAAAGCAATTACGGCTTGACCTTAATATTGGCAACAAAGAAAACATCCGGGATTATCTGACCGAGGAAGAACTACTGTTAGTTCAGAATGCAGAAATGCTTGTAAGTTCACTGGTTGGATACGGTTGGGGATACGGAGAAATTAAGGAATTTTTGGAAAATAAGTCGGTGAATAAACTGGTCGGATGATAGACGCCCTAGATTCAATCTAGTGCATTTTTATTTTTTGAAAAAATGCTTGACTTTTCTTTGTGTCCACATTATACTTTACTTGTACCCACAAAGAAAGGAAGTGAAAACTCATGGGTATTCATAAAGGAACGAAGTTGACTGACAATCCTAAAAATCACATTCTTAAATTCCGGTGTGATGATGAAACCTCTGAAAAGTTGGAATATCTTGCTGAAAAGAAAGGAATTACAAAATCAGAAGTTGTAAGAAAAGGGATAGAAATTCAGTACGACAAAGAAAAAGAGTAACCACTCATTACTTTCCCGGTAACTGGTTACTCTCCCACTCTCAAAGAAATGGTAAAATCATTTTATCATCTTCTTTTGGGAAAATCAATCAAAAGGAGAAAAAATTATGGACAAATTTTTAGAAATCGTATTTGAAAGTCAGATTATCAACACTGCGGAAAAAGGAGATAAAGCATCAGAATATTTTAAGCCGTTCTTTGATAAGCTGCAGCAAATCGTGAGTGAAAAGGTCTTTGAAGAACTCATGGATTCTTTTTCAGAATGTGAAGTGAATACTATTAACTACTATGCCGTAGAGGGAATGAAGCTGGCAATCGGTATTATGAATGGTTCTTACGTTCCACAGATTTAGGAGGTAGCATATGACGGAACTGGTAAACGTTGAGGGAACAGAACTGGCTGTCAGAGAATATGATGGTCAAAGAGTTGTAACATTTAGGGATATTGATGAAGTACATCGTAGACCAAGTGGTACTGCGAAAAATGCATTTAGGAGAAATAAAAAGCACTTTGAGGTTGGAAAAGATTATTTTGTTCTAACGAAAGATTCTACGGTACGTTTAACGTACAGTGGAAATTCAAAGGGGACAGATAGTCACTTTTGCAAAATTCCTCCTGCCGGTATTACATTGCTTACAGAGCATGGATATCTTAAAGTAGTGAAGCCGTTTAATGATGATTTGTCATGGAGAGTGCAGGATGCTCTTGTGGATGCTTACTTTGTGGTAAAGAATCAGCAACCAACCACAGCAATCGAGGAAAAGCCGACATTAGAGTTTGAAACAGACTGGTTCTGCATCAACCGTGGCAAAATCAACTACATCTGCCGTTGCTACGACATTACATCAAAGGAATATATGCACCACTTACTTGAAGTTTTGGGAAGAACGTATAATTTTGATGAAGCAAAGAGAATTTACAGCGCAACGACCGGAAACTGGAAATGCAGAAATTCCGAAGTAATCACCTACTTCCCACAGCTTTCAGACCTTGCATCTAAAATTCTTCAGAAAGACTTAGAGGACTGTGCAAAAGAAGAGACCCCATAACAGGGGTCTTTTCTATGCCATTATTTCCATGTATCCGCTTATCAGTTCATCAGCCAGTGCAAACACTTCTCTTCCGTAGGTAGCCAAAAAGTCGGCAACAATCTCTTCTGTCTGAATGTCCATAGTCAAATTGTAGGACAGGCAGAACGCATGGCACAATTCATGGCACAGCACACGATCATAGAAATTACCATGAATCATATTTGATATATAAATATCTCTTGTGTTCCTATCTGTCATGCCAAACGTATATGTACCATCAGAACGCATCAGCATAGGGCTGTGACTGCTTACACGGATTAAATTCCAGTCCATTCCATTTATCGTGAACAACTTACCACCTCCAACATAAAAGGGGCTAAATAAGCCCCTTAAGTGTTTTAACCGATTTTTGTTACCAGTGCAGACAGCTTGTTCCGCAGTACCGTCTTTTCTTCCGGTGTTGCATCGTTGATGATCTCCGTCATGTCGTTTGCAAGTTCGGTCATGTATGTGTTCAGATCACGGACTTTTGCTTCTTTGTCCTGCTGTGTATTAGCCTTATGCAGTTCCTTATTTTCCATGTAGGTTCTGCGGCTCATGCCACTTCTGCCCTCTCTTGCATCACGCATACCGGATGAAGAAGTTTCCGTGTAGTACATACGCCCCATGTCTCTGTCCATGTCACGGTGATACATTTCCGGGGTCATGTGGTAATAAGGTGGCTCTTCATAACCTCTGCGGTAGGTTCCACGACCTTTAGGTGCAAATCTGCCGTCAGCATAGCGGTAATGGTCATAGAACCGTCTGCCACCGTCACCGTAACGATCAAACATTTCCATGTTTTCGTCCGGGTCATATTCCTGCATGGTTTTTGTCAGTTCACGGTAGTACATAGCTTCCGACAAGTCTTTCATCATGTCGATGACTTTTCCCATTTCGCAAGTGTCTACATGGTCGATACCCTTGTCAAACTGCGTTTTAGCGCATTCAGAAAGTTTTTCAATCATTTCATGCATTCTTTTAACATCCAATTTATTTACCTCCATATTCTGATATAACTTGTTCTATATCTTTTTTGTTTACCAATATTTCTTTTAATAAAATTTTATAATCGATCTTTTTATCTCTTGATATTAGTCTCAAATCTACTTCTTTCCCGTTGTAATACGTTTTGCAAAATCCACTTAAATTCATAGCAATTTCAAAAGGAAGCTCTAAGTTGCAAACCCTATGGTACATAATTCCATATTTCAAATTGTGGATTTCACATAACTCACTTAATGTTTTTCGCTCTCCATTGTAATCAATGTAAATGTTTCTTCTTGTATTGTTGCATTGCTCTTTTTGCGTAATCCAACGGCAATTTGATGGTTCATAGTTTCCGTTAAAATCTATTCTATCTATGGACAATCCATTTTTATAACCATTCTTTACAGACCAGTTATAAAAATTTTGAAATCCATTTTCACCTTTCCATTCCGAACAGACCTTAATGCCTCTGCCACCATACCACATATATGCCGTTTCTTTTTCGTTTTCGCATCTTTTTCTCATAGAGCACCAAATTTTAAATAATTTAGTACCGCTCATTTTGTGTGTAGTTAATTCTTCTACATGGTGCTTTCTGTTTTCTTCATTAAGGCATCCGCAACTCTTGGTGTATCCACCTTTGATTTTTGAGCTTTCAACAATTGTTTCTTTTCCACAAGAACACTTACATTTCCAATATGTCTTTTTGGAGTTCGCCTTATATACTCTTTCAACAACTGTCAGGCGGTTAAATATTTTTCCTGTCAAATCATCAAAATTATATGGTGTATTTCCTTTCTTAAAAGCCATTTCCCAATCTCCTTTATACGTATATACCATTTTACGTATATTATATCAATTTTATAACTTTACGTCAATACGTATTTATGGTAGAATACACTTAAAAAGGAGGTTTTAAAATGTCAAAAATCAAATTCACAACAACAATGGAAAGCGAATTACTGAAAAAGATTAAAATTCAAGCAATCAAAGAACACCTTCCTGTATCAGCAATACTGGAAAGACTTATTAAAGAATACTTGTCAAGCCTGCCTAATAACGATTAAATTAGAGTTCTGAACCTCTACTGCCTGACTTGATGTATTCATTACCGAAACTGTTGAACAACAGCATCTTGGAACGTCAATATATGCTTGTGAACTAACATTCTGTAAATTCTCTGCAGCTGCCGGAGTTACAATCATTCTTGTGGACTGCAAAGGTTCTCCGTCTACTGCCAGTGCAAGGGAAATTTCCTCAACAGTTCCACCAGTGGGAATCTGAATGTTGCCGGAATAACTTACAAGGAATCTTGCACGACACTGATTAGTGATACCTCTTAACTTCACAATTCCGGATCCCTCTCTATGATTGATACAGTTACTTCCATTTACGGCAGTTTCGGTAAAAGCAACGTCTGCTCCTGCTGCCACAGTCTGTAATGCTACTGCTGTATATTCAGCCATAATAAAACCTCTCTTTCAAAATCAAAGGGGCAAACCATATAGTCTGCCCCATGTTGTCAGTAATTCTGCATAGCAGACATAACCTTAAGGTTAAGTTACTCGATATGCAGTTTTAGCATCCGCAACCAGTGTTGCAACCACATCCGCATCCGTAATATACATTAGGGTTGGGAACCTGGTATGCCGGGATGGGCGCAGGATTCACAGCGTTAATGATCTGCTGTGTCTGTGCGCTCATGGCAGTAGTCAGAAGAGCATTCTGACGATCCTGGGAAGCGGCTCTTCGCAGATCGTTGTTCTCTGCCTGCAGAGTTGCAATCTTATCCTGGCATAAGTAGTCAAGGATTGCTCTTGTACCGGCATTCTGGCTGTCGATAATGTCACGAGTGTTGTTATTCATGGTGTTCTGCAATGCGCAAGTATTCGTTGCCATATTGTAGTTTACACCCTGGATAGCTTCACGGGTATCGCAGCAACATTGTGCTAACTGTGCCTGTAAAGCGTTAGCATTCTGCATTCCTGCTACGGTGTCTGCATTGATAGCCTGTTGGATGCCATAGCCGGTCTGTAAAATATTGGTATTTACGCCATTAAATCCGGTAAGCATACCATTGTTTACAGCGTAGAATCCGTCACACAGACCGTTGTTGATTCCGTCCAGTTTACCGATGATAGACTGGGTGTCGAACCCTCTTTGCAATGCAGAATCGGTGTAGTAACTGGAATTAGAGCCATTACCGCCCCATCCATTACCGCCCCAACCTCCAAAAATCGCAAAAATTACGACTATGAACCAGAGCCATCCACCGTCACCAAATGCACCATTATTTCCGTAGCCATTTCCGGCAGCCGGAATAACAGGCATGGTAAAAGGGCTGTTGTTTGTTTCAAACATATTAGATTACCTCCATAATTTTATTCATAAAGAGGTCTCCCGGGTTTTGTGCACAAACCTCTAATATGCTGTTAAAAAGGAAACTGACTTTTTATCTGTCTTATTACATCATCAGGATTTATACCTTTCGTTTTGCAGATGTTTCTCGCAAGATTTTCTACTCCTTGAAAATCACCTTTTTGAGCCATCCCATAAGCGTTTTTTACCATGTCGTTAGACATGATCTGGCTGTTCCCCATCATATTTTGTATAAACTGTTGTGGATTTACCATTGACTTAAGCATCTGCATCATCCTTTCTTTGCGATTGTGGAGTTTTTTTCTGCGTTTGCGAAGATTTCAACTGCTCAATTTTTTGTTCCAGTTCATCGAAACGCTTCATAAATACCGCTGTGGCTTCGTCTGATAGGACAAATTTCGCCTTTTCTGTGTCTGACGGTAAATTGTTAGGGTCTGCATCTAAAACAGGCTTATAGAGCCTTGTATAGATTTTTCCATCTGCTCCCCAGGATTTAGCATAGATCTCCGACAGGTCCTGTTTAGGGAAGAATGCTGTGTTGCCATCCATAGGAACTTCATTCGGCGCTATGCATTCTTGCGCCGGTACAATACGACCGTACATCTGTACTGAGTTTTGCTGTGGCTGCTGCATAAACTGCTGTGGTTGGAATTGTTCCTGTTGTGGCATAAACTGTCCGTACATAGGTGTTCTATACTGCGGATTGAAATAGTTCGGATTCATAATCGGCTGCGCCATGGCTGTTCTCCCTTTCTTCCATTGATTCTATCTGTTTCGCAATTTCAACTTCATCAAGTGTCTGATATGTCGGCTTGTTCATAAGTCCCAACGGACTGAAATTCATAAGCATTACCCGTTTCTCCTAAAACTTCCTCGATCACATGAACCATGATTGATTGATACTTAATCGGCACTTCCCTTGTACGTTCTTTGCTGAAGATGTGTTCCAGTGTTTCATCAGAAAATTTGAATTTTCCCATAAGGTCATCCCTCCTTATGCTTAAATTTTGGCATAAAAAAAGACGGTCTACCCGTCATGTATCCGTCACATTTCATTCACTATAAAATTATTGGAATCTTTGCAAAAAACTCCTTTCGTTTTAGGCTTGACTACTATTTTGACTACTATCCGACTACCCGTTGCCCGGGAATGCCCATTTTATCAGCTTTTTCGAGTGGAAGCAAGGGGGCTCGAACCCCACTCTATTCCTCTTACTTTCCGCATATTTACTGGCTTTCTAGGTGTTTTTTGTTGATTACTTTTGACTACTTTCGCAAAAATAGTAGTCAAATCACCTTGCCTGTAAATCTGGTATGCTACTCAAAATAGACGATTTCTTTTCAATGGTTTTCCTGTTCCTATGATAGTGTATTTCTGATGTCATGATATCTGTATGCCCCATCTGATCCATGACAAGTCTCTTATCCACATTGTTATCCATAAGAATAGTTCCATATGTCTTTCTTACTTTGTGCGGTGGCTTTGGATAAATTTTCAATTTCCTGCAAAGCCTTTTTTGCCTTTGCCTAACCGCCTGTGCAGTAACCCTGATATTATTTTTGGTAAAAATGTAATCTCCAAATGGATTCATGTACTTTATTTTATCGCAAATCCATACATAATCATTCGGTATAATTGCTGTTCTGATTCCTGCTTTGGTTTTGGGATACTCTTTTACTTCAACAACATTGTTTCCGCTTTCGTCTTTATACTTCGTTTCTGTCCTGCGAACGTTAAAAGTATTATCAGAAAAATCGGAATGTCTTAATGTTACAACTTCTCCGATACGTACACCAGTTAAAAACATAAGCAATATAGCAACATTAGAAGTATCAAGGTGGCTGACAAGATACTTAATCATTACATCAGTTTCATATTCGTCGAATACTTCTTCATAGTCTTCCTTTATTACTTTTTTAAAATCACTATCAGATACGTCAAGATTCTCAAAAAGTTCTACAATATTAAAATCAATAAGTTTACGTTTTTTCGCCCGTTTAAGGAAGGTTCTTGTAATTCCTTTTAGACCGGAAAAAGATTTAGGTGTCAACTCTTTATCGGCAATTTCTTCCTCTAAAAAATCCCCCCATTCATCTTCTGATATTGATTTTATTCTTCGCTTACCCAACTCTCCATAGTGTCTTAGAAAATATCTCTCATCTCTGTCGTATGTTGCTTTACATATCTTTTTAAGAGACAATCTCCGGTCTTCACATTCGTAAAACACTTCTGTAACTGTTGGATTTTGCTCTTTTTGGTAGTAAAACTCAATAACTTCTTCTTTGAGATCTTCCTCGCTTTTCTTTTTTACAAGTCTCCTTCCTTTTTCCTCATCCGGCAAATAAGTTCTCCAGTATCCGTCTTTTCCTTTGTTGATTGCGTATAGATGTTTCTTTAGATACTCCTCTTTCTTTTTCATTTCAATGCTTTTTTGCAAAGATTCCGTGTCAATCATACCATTGCTAACGGCATATTGCAATATTTCCATATTAGAAAGTTCCAAATCTATCACCTTCTAACCGCTTAAGTTTATTTTTTATAGACCTCACTCTTCTTTCTACAGTAGTTACAGAAATGGAATGTCTAAAGGATATTTCTTTTTGAGAAATTCCTTTAGACAAATCCCAAAACACTTTCTCTTCCTCTTCCGTGAAATTGGCGTTCCGGAAGATTTCTTCAAGTTCTGGCTTAGTCAGTTTTGACAACTTCATAAGCCAGTCTCCTTTTCTAAATTTCAGTTTTATTGTGTAATAATACGTAGTATTACACATATTTACCCAACAAAAAAACCACCGACCGATTATGGTTAGTGGTTATAATCTGCATTGTTAATAGTTATCAATGCTTTTTCAAGTTCCTTTGCTTCTTCATACCTTCTTTCATTGCAAAGCCGCTCGATTTTGGCTCTTACAACGATTCCGACTGTCTTAAATGCTTCTTCCGCTTCTTTTCCAGCAGACACTGAAAAAGGATGCCCGTAAGTCTCAATCGTCTGCGTAAATTCTCTATCCATGCATTCGCACCTCCCTGATATTGAGAATACTATACCACCAACCATATTCAGTTTTCAAGGTTCTCTGGCTCTATGCCGATAAATAATTGTCCAGCGCCTGCCGGACCGCCCAGGAGATAGGTCTGTCCTGCTGGTGACAGTAAGCTACCAGTTTCTCATACTGCTCCGGATCCATGCTGATATTCTCCCGGATGTTCTTCCGGATGTTCTTCTTACCTTCTTTCTTCGGTCTCGCCATACATATCTACTTTCTGTCACACAAATTTTCCGATTTTTCAGTTAACTTAACCAGCATATCAGCCTTAATCAAATCATATATAATATCTAGTGAATCTCTATAATCTTTGTATTTGCAATTTGGATTTTTATGTATTCGTGGATCATCGTCTTTCCAATCATTAACACAAAAAAAGACGATTACTTACGAAAAGCATTTTGCACCCTCTGGCAACGCACAAATAATAACATTCGCTTTTTCCTGCTATTCCTTTACAACGCTTAAATCCGTACTTTTCAAATTCTTTTGCTTCACAATTTGTTTTTAACATTTCATACCTCCACTAAATCCTAATATTTCAGTTTAACTGCCTAATATTATCCTCAATAAATCCTTTCAGAGTAGAAAAACCTTTATTTTCTTCAATTCCTTTTCTTTTCAACTCTGCCTTTATAGTATCCATTTCCTCTTTTACTGACTGATATGCCAGTAACATTCCTTTTTTCATTTCATCATTCATTTTTTCTACCTCCACTAGATCCTAAATAATTTTCTAAAGATATTCTTTTTTGGCTTAATCACCTCGAAACACTTTTCTTTCCAGTCAAAAACATAATCCAAGTTGTATGAGCTGAAGCCAATATTGTAATACCGTTTTCCTACCTCTCTGTATTTTATTTCAAAATAAGGTTTTTCTTTTTTTCCAGTGACAATTATTTCAATTTCACTCACTTTAATTTTTCCCATATTCCGCTCCTTTGATAAATCCTAATTTAACTTATTTAAAACAACTCAAATAGAAACTCAAATTTTTTAGTTCCTGGTTTCACTTCCTACGCAAACCGGAGTTGCCCGGTCTGCTCTGCTTCTATTCTCATGTTCGGTGTACGCTCTCCTATTCGGAGATCACTGCAGTTTGCAGATACCAGTGCTTCTGCCATAACCGGCACTACGCTGTTACCTATCCTTGCCACTCGCTCCACAATAGGATATGTTTTTCCTGCAATATCCCTATCAATGATATAATCCTCGGGAAATCCCTGCATCAGCTTCAATTCTTCCGGCTTCAGCATCCGCAGAAAAATGTCTTTTATAACATATTGCTCTCCGTCAATCTCAATCAGAACATTCACCAGTCCGAACCGATCCTTTGTGGTAATGGTTCCCAGTGGCTTATCCAATGTCTGACCACAACCGGTTCCGTAATATTTGACCATAAACGCAGATACAAGTCCGAAATGTCCAGGGGAAGTGGTGATCGTATGCAGTGGCTCGTCACACCCCTGCCCGATCCCGGTCTTATAAAACTTTGTGACAAATGCGGTTACCAATCCGTACCGGTTGCTGGTATCAATAGTCTTGATAGGATCCGTAAGGAACTGTCCCCGGGAATCCCCCTGCCTGGTTTCACCGTGATACTGGATGATAAATGCCAGTGCATCCTTACTTTTGACGATATACGGATGTGGATTATCAATAATATACTTCCTCACACCATTACCGATTCTGTCCATTGTAGCCGCCGCCAGTGGCTTCTTACGCTCAAATATGGATGTTCCAAGATCAGACCAGTCAATATAGTCACCGCATTCTTTCCATTTCGGTAGTAGTATCCCATCTTTACTGTATGTAGGTGCTGGCCAGACGATTTTATTTCCATCTCGCCGGAAGATTGCATACCATCTTTTCCGTGTCGTAGGTGCCCCATAATCCGCAGCCACAAGTTCCCGACTATCGAAATCATATCCAAGAGAGGTCATTGCTGTAATAAACTTACGGTAGTCCTCTCCCCTGCGTTCCGGTATCGGGTGACCGTCTGCATCCAGCGGACCCCACTGTTGTATCTCTTCAACATTCTCCATTATGATTACATCTGGCAGTAGCACTTTTGCGTGCTTGTACACCGCCCAGGGAAGTATCCGCAATCCTTTTTTGCGTGGTTGCCCGCCCTTTGCTTTGCTATGGCTCGTGCAGTCAGGCGATGCCCACATGAGAGCCACATGGCGATCTCCAACATACTTTTGCAGATCTACCTTAAAAATATCCTCTGTCAGGTGCAATGTGTCAGGGTGGTTTACCATGTGCATCCGTATAGCCTGCGGATCATGGTTTACGGCAATGTCAACAGATCTTCCAAGTGCCATTTCTATTCCTACGCTTGCGCCGCCACCACCGGCAAAGCAGTCAATGATAATGTTATTTTTCATGGCATCACCTCCGGCATAAAATCAGATAATCGCATTTGTGCCATTTCTGCATCTAATCTCTTTTTGGACAAATCATAATAATGTTTGTCCAGTTCAAAGCCAACATATGGATGGTTGGTTCTGTAGCAGGCTATCAAGCTGCTGGCACTGCCTACATGAGTGTCCAAGATAATGTCTCCGGGCTTTGCATAGCGGTTCAGAAGCCATTCATATAGTGCCACTGGCTTTTGTGTAGGGTGGATACGGTTTTCTTTGTGTTTCATATTTTGCTGAAGCATTCCGTTCCACCTATATTTAATCTTCCTTACTGCAGTACTGAACGAAGTCCATGCAAGTTCACAATCAGCAAAATCAGTATTTCCATTATCTTTATCCCAAACAATCCAACAACTACTATCAAACGGCATTTTGCTTATAAAATGATTTGCCCCAAAAATAATCTGATTTTTTGACACTCTAAACAGTTCATCGAAATATTTTTCGTTTGGTGGATTTATATCCATTCCGCTAAAACTCTTGTAATCCTTTGCTTTTGTCAGATTACTTCTTGTATGGTTTTTATCCCCATTTTCTCCAATCCCATACGGTGGATCCACAATCGCAAGGTCAAAGTAACCATCCGGGAACTCTTTCATCCCATCCATGCAATCCATGTTGTAATATCCAAAATCCATTACGGCTCCTTTCTCTTATTTCTGTGCTAAATAGCACATGATTCCACAATCCGGGAATATCAGTATCTTATATTCATATTCCCATGTTCGTTAATCCAATCAATAGCTTCACGATATGTAACCCCATTGTTTTCAATAACATACAACAGTTTATACATTCCTGGATGAGTTTCCTTTAGCCGTTCAAAGCGTCCTTCTCCCGGCTTTTCAAGATGACACCCGAAACCACACAACACGCATCCGGTTCTACTGCATCCAGTAGTCTTAAGCGGTCTGTTTCCGGTTTCAAACAATCCATAATCAGCAGATAACTCAGACAAGTCCATTTGACCATCAACACTTCCCTCTGCATCATAATCAATAACCACATCACCGTATACGGAGCATATAGGAAGATTGTTGATTTTGATATATAAAAGCACATCTTGTTCTGTCCAAAAAGACATGGGATTACTTGTTGGTATTTTTAAATTGAATCCATTGCAACCGTTTTGTAGCCATTTCTGCGTACGTAATTTGCTTTCGCTCGCCATAGTGGCTGTTATAGGATTTCTTCCAGTTTTTCTATGGTATTCGTGCAATGGTTTTTTCTTCATTACGGTGCAACATTTGTTTGAAATATCAAATGGAGATTCAAGCATAAATTTGTATTTTTCTTGCGAAAAACTGCTTTTTTCTTCTCTAGTGGGATTCTCCTTTATCGGATTTTCTTTGTCGGTTGTAAGCATCCCTATCATTATTGCAAGCCTTCGATTGCTTCCTCCTGCTTTCGACTTCAGCCGGCTGTTTAGTAAATTCGCCAGTTTCTCTGATTCAATGATGCTTTTTATCGTACCCCCTCTAATTGCTTTTAGGTGTTCTTCCAAAATTAATCCAGTGTTAGAGGGGGCATCCGAAAATTTACTGTATTTTCCTGTCCCTGTGATTTTTTCGTAGAAATATTTATAATGCGGTTGCTGTCTGTCTGTCTGTCTGTCTGTCTGTCTGTCTGTCAAATTCTATTTGACCGATAATCTCTGTCAAGTATTTTTTTGCACCATACACACTTTCAGATACTTCTTTGCTAATCAGAGGAAATCCATATTTTTTGCAAACTTCACTGAAAGATATTTTAGGTTTTAAAATCACAATATTATCAAAAGTCATGGCAAATTGCTTTAATTCTGGATATTGCGTTGGGACATCTGCAAAAACAAAGGGAATATTTTTGTATCCGCAGACTTTTCTAATTATATGTCCTAAAACAGTACTATCTTTTCCTGCACTAAAAGAGAGATATACACCGTCTTCACCATACTTGTCTACAAACTGGTCGATTCTATACTTTGTCATACGTATCTTTGCAGACAACGGCATGGCTTGCATTTGGTATAAATCAGATAATGTATGCTTATTTCCCATGTTCTCCGGTGTGATGTTTCTCCCAATCATAGATTTGCAGATTTCTACTGATTTCCGGCATTCCTCCACCGTACCTATCTGCCGGTACTGCTGAACTTCTTCCAGTGCCTTGATTGCCATCTCGTAACCTTGGATTTCGTTTTTTCTCTCGTAATTCTGTATACACATTTTGGCTAAATCAATAGATGTCTCAAGTTCTTTGATTGCTTCATTCTCCGTCATATCCACTCCTCCTTAACTCCATTTAAAATCCTCACAAGGTCTCATTCTCCGCTGATTCTTACCCCTTTTATTGCATATTCCCCAACCACCGTAATGACAATCTTCGCAGGTAATCGGATATTGATTTAAATTTTCCTCAATACATTTCTTGCACTGGTAAGAATTTTGATTATACACATACCGGCAATTACGATTCTTGCGTTTGCATGTCTCCATATTTCTCCTCCAACAGTTCCGGATTGTCAAATACGTTTCCGACAACCTCATAAATACAATCACTGCTTATACGTGGCTTCGATAATCCGTACTCATTACTTGTCCGATAAAATTCAGCATAATTTTCATCCCAAAGTACAGTGCCAGTGCAATAATTTTCTGGATGTGCTCCATCATTGTAATGTTTAACAATATCATTCTCCCAAATCACCTTGCCGTTCTTATCCTTAAGACCTGTACACTGGCAGATGGTAGATTGATCGACCTCAACCTGTATTTTTTCAACAGGTGTCCCTAGGCTCAAATCTGCTCCTAATGGAATAATGAAATGGTGTGTGTGCCTACCATCAGTATGCGTCATGCAAAAATAAAATCCTTCTACCCATTCACCGTTATCCGTCCGCTTGCCGCGACATAAATGTCTATTTTCCATTAACCCACCTCCTAGCTGAATGATGCTTCTGGCTGTTTTACCGGCTGAATATAATCATCATCATATTCCTTATCAATAATGATGGCTGTTCCGGCTCTGGATAATCTCAAAAGTAAAACCTCAAATTCACTCAAGTTTCTAAGTGACGAAATCGTCAAATCCTTATAGGCAGAAAGTGTATATGGTTCTTCTTTGCCGCTATCCCATATCCACTTTGACACAGGAATTTCTACATTCAACTTTTCGTCATGCTCGTTTTCAAATGTGATAACTGCTCTTTGCATACTGCTCCATGATGGCTTATCTTCCAGTTCAAACCGCATCTCGGCACACACAAATTCATAAGAAATGCCATCATCGTAATTAATGTCTAAACCGTCTGTGTCGATATCCTTTTCACATTGTTTTATCCATGCTTTGAATAAATCCGTGAGCTTAATTTCTTTCTGTGTCGGTTTTATCATAAGATCCTTAAAATTCTCCAAAATCTTTCGATTACCCATACAGAAGTCTGAATTAACAATCTCTGTTAAAACAGAATCCAGTTTAGGAAGATACTCTGAGAAATCATATCTCTCAATATATGGGATCATAACTTCTTCTACCTTTTCCTCAATGGTTTTCTTTACGTTTCCCCAGCGAAAAGCATTTTCGATTGCATCTCCCACTGCATTCATGAATTTTTCTTTGACAATTTCGCTTACTTCATCCGAAGATAAACTTTCCTGTGCTATTTTTAATAATTCCTCTTTCATTGCTTTTTCCTCCACTAGATTTTTCTATATTTCCGTTAATTCATTGTATATTTCGTCTGCAAGTTCTTCCTCACTTTCCAGGTACGGTTCCGGCAGTGGCATCCAAGCGGTAACATCGTATCTATCTTTCATATTGTCCGTCCACCACCCGTCATGTGTAAAATATAATGTGGTCGGTCTGTTTGCCCCCTTGATCATCACTATAAATTCCGCAGCATACTTGTTTCTTCGATATGATTTTATAAATTCATCTTCATTCGGCAGTCTCTCGCTTACCGGAATCCACACCGGATAATTCTGTAAGGCGGTGATTGCCATCTGCAATGCATCACATCTTTTATCAGCATCAAGTGTGCAAAGGATATTTGCCGTATCACAACACTGACTATGGATATCATTTAATAATTTGATAGCTTCTTCTCTCTTCATTACGCACCTTCCATTTCTGCCAGTTTGGCTTCGGCTTCCTCTTGTGTGAAGAATACCGTTTTACCAAAATCGCATTCTCTAAAATATGCTCCTATAAAATGATTTGTTACCTTAGAGTAAATTCTATATTGTTCTCCGCTTTCATAAAATGATACACTAGAAACATAAGCTTCATAGACTTCGTCTTTCATGTTCTCATCATATTCAATATCATCAAACACATTAAATGGAGAAGTGACTACATAAACTGTATCTCCCACCTTGCACGGCAACCGCAAGAGTAATCCCTGCCCCTCGGCATCCTCATAGGCGGACAACTTCTCCATTGCGCAATATCCTTCTTCACAGTTGGAATAGTTGTCATTCGGTTTCTCGCCAAAGCATTGATAGAATGTTCTCAATGCGTTTTCACTGTAATTCTCTTTAACCAAAATTCCATCAGTAGTTCTCTCTGTCAGTCTCTCCATCCTTGCTCCTTTCCATCATTCCATATTTGATTCTTTTCCGCTCATTCATGTTGTCCAACCGGCAACCGTTTTTCTTCTCCCATTCTTCACGCTCACGCTTGCGCTCTTCCTCGTATCTGCGCTTTTCTTCTGCTTTCGGCTTCGTCCAGTCAATCTTCTGTCCACATTTCGCACAAAATGATGTTTCTCCTTGTATGTGCCATTTTCCAAAACCGCTATACAGTTCTCCGACAAAATATCCGCATTGAGGGCAACACCACTCCGTGATAGTCTTGCTTACAAACTCTCCGTGCCCGTCAGAGTGCAATTCGTGATGTAAACCTGTTGTCGTTTCAAGGATAGGCTCTGCACCATTATCACGGTCAAATACCTTGATCTCATGCTCTGCATCAATCACTTTGTCAATGGTTTTGCAATCATCAATAGTCCAGTTTGAACCATAATGTAATAAATACCACCGGATGTGTTTTTTCAATTCGTCTGCGTCAATGTACCTTGCCATCTTTATTGCTCCTTTCCGCAATCCTCGGCTTGCTCTCCATCACTGGATAGCTGCAGTCATACGGCTTCGTGCGTCCGATTCTAATAGCATCAGCAACCGGATGTGTAGCCATGTAGAGTAAGTCACCGTTCTGAAAGTTTCCTGTTCCCTCTCTCATACAGCTACACTCATTTTTCCGTATGTACTTGCGATTCTGTATACATTGCAAATTTCTCTGTAATATATTTCCTGTGCATGGATATGAGCATCCACACGGTCAAGTTCCGTCTCACACCACTTTGCAAATTCTTCTGTTGACATTTCTGTTTCTAAATCCTCAAAATGTTCTCTGTTGTCAATGATAAAACACACCATGTCAACCGGGATGTGGTTCAAATCCGCAAGAATCTGAATCTGTTTGTCCTTGTCCTCTGCTTTTTCGTAATTCGCCAACAATTCATAACCTGTCATCTGCATTTATATCACCTCTTATCAAGTTTGATTTCTTTGTCGTAGCAACTCTTCTTTGGATTTCCCTCTACTGGGGAAACCATCTTTTTAGGGTCTGTAGTGTATGATCCGTTTAGTTTCACACCTATTTTGCTTTTTTCATCCACATAGCATGACGGTTTGTAACGATCCGGTGGAATGTAGTTGTGAATGCGCCAGTGTTTTACAAGCATAACACCACTATCGAAAGATAAAAGGAATCTATTGTCTATCAATGCTTTCAAATCATCATCAGAAGCACCGCACATCCTTATGATTTTCCGTGGGTTGTTCACAAATCCGTCATCGTCAGCGTTCATACAGATATGGAAATAAAGCATTTGAGCCGTAGCAGGAATATCCAAAAAAGCATCACTCTCAATTATTTTTGCGCTGAACATTCGTTTTTCTGCCATTTAGAACTCCTTACTCAAAAATAGGCTTCTCAATATAGATCCCGGTGTTTTCCACCAGTTCTCTCCACAAGTACATGAAATCCTTTCCGTTGCACTTGTCTCCGGCTTTGTCCATGTGGTCAGAAAACTTATCCTTGAAATTCGTCAGCTTCTTCTTACCGAATCCATCTTCCATGAGAATTACCATTCCATATAGGATGTACCTTGTGGACAACTCATTGATAAGATTGTTACATCTGACCTGTTCCTGGATGCATTTCTGCGCTACCGCCGACTTGTAATGTGGATAATCAGCTTCGGTAAATTCCTTGTACTCAATCGTCCAGTCTGCAAAATCGTTAAGCTTGCTCTGTAACTCCGTATAAGGCTCATTCTCGTACTTTTCGTTGTACTCTGTGAATTTACCGCAGAAGTCGGAAAGTCTCGTCTGTGAGTACTTATAGTCTTTCCACAAGGTATAGCAGAACAGTGTCAGTATTCCGGTGAATGGACTTCTCTCTGCAGACTGCTTCAAAAGTTCTGTCTGCCGCATGATTTTCAAAATTTCCTGCGGATTGTCATATCGTTTTGGCATTTTTTGTATCACCTCCAAGTTCTGTGATTTTCAAGTTCTTTCAGTGGCACATCCGCAGCATTCATCTTCGTATTTCACCATTTTCTGAAAAACTCCTTTAATTTATTGCAGACTTGCTGAAATCTATACTTAAACAAGTACTCTTTAAAAGATCTAGTTCCATATTGATAGCAAAGATACATAATTTGTTTTTGAGTAGAAAGAGATTCATAAAACTCCTTGTCAGTTTCTTCAACGTATTGTAAAAGTACTTCATAGTCTGTTTTATTCATTACTTTTACCATCCTTTTCTCCATGCAAAAGTTCCATAAACCGAACAAATTGTCTTTGCGAAACGGAATTGTTCTGCTTCTCAGGCTTCAAACTGATGACCAGATGCTTGTCTGCAATGTTCGCCAGTTCCCTTGCAAGGTTGATTCTGCCTTGTGCCAGTCCATCACGGTAACCTTTTCCCGGTCTATACTCTGCGATCTGCTTCTTTCCATCACCTTGACCACCGGCTGTCTTGTTGCGAAGTTGGTAACCCTCGTCTGCATAACGTTTAATCCAGTACTGCTCCCACTTGTCCAGTTCTTCTACCGGATAATTTAGGAATCCGATTTTCCAACCGTATATATTTTCCACAGAATATAATCCGTGACTTTTAAGAGATAAATCAATGTGTTGGTATCCGTTAAGATGCCCTGCCAGTCTTTGTAGTAGGTGTACCGCCTGTCCCACATACGCAAAACGAAAACCATCCTCGTCTGTTCTTGTCAGAAAGTAAATTCCACTTCCATCGTCCACGTGTGGATTAACCGCCAGTATTCTTTCACGATTCTTTCTCTCTATGGATTTTGCTTTTGCTATATTCTTCCAATCATCCAACCACATCACCGCCTTTCAAATGGAATCAAATATCCGTCCGGCAAGGCATTTATAATATTTCTCAATGCCCCATATCCTGTCTTTTGCATATTGACTAAAGCATTGTTTTTACAGGTATTCAGTTCGGATATGTTAGAATCAATGCTCTGCATTATTTCACTTCTTAATTGTGGTGTAAGTGGTCTATAAAATGTGTCAGACATTCGCACCTCCATTTCTGTAATTTTCCAGTCTTTCAATCATGGTCTCTCTGCTAATATCTCCGCTCTCATGCCACTCTACCGCATGAAAAACATCGTTAAGATTCTCACTCAAAACCTCAATTCTGATGCTTGCCGACTGGATGTACTCAATCAACCGCTGTGTATCTCGTGCTATGTCCTCATAACCGTACTCCTGCAAGTGCTGAACCATGCTTTCAAGGTTTGCAATGCTTGAACTGTTCATTATTTCTGGCACGTCTTTGTAGCACAAATAATCAAAACTTCCACCACTCATACACAATTCTCCTTTTCATACTTCACCGCCTTGCTATAAAATGTTTTCGCACACATACCGCAATTCTTAGAAGCTTCTTCTATTGAAATTTCCGCACTTCTCCAACTTTCACGCATTTGATTAAAATTCTCCGGCAGTGGGATTGCCGGTCTTCCAAACTTCACACCTCTTGCTTTTGCCGCCGCAATTCCCTCTGCCTGTCTCTGCCGAATATTGGTTCTCTCATTCTCTGCCACAAAGGAAAGCACCTGCAATACAATGTCACTCAGGAATGTACCCATAAGATCTTTCCCTCGTCTTGTATCAAGTAAAGGCATATCCAACACGACAATATCAGCTTCACGGAAGCGTGTAATCCTGCGCCATTCCTGTATGATTTCATCATAATTCCTTCCCATTCGGTCAATACTTTTTATATACAGCACATCTCCCTTTTTCAGCTTGCGATACAAAGTTTTATATCTTGGTCTATTGAAATCCTTGCCCGATTGTTTATCCATGAAAATATTGCTGTCTTCAATGCCATGCTCATGCAATGCGTCAAGTTGTCTGGCTTCGTTCTGTTCTTTTGAAGATACTCTGATGTAGCCATATTCACTCAAAACGGACACTCCTTTCCATTCTGTAAAATCCATTCCTTGCCTGCTGCCGCATAGTCCACATTCGCCAATGGAGCAATCTTTTTTATCTCTGTGACACATTCATCAGCATCGGTTGTATCACCGCCCAAATGGCACAATATGACGTTCTGCAGGGCATATGATTTGTTCGATTCTACAATTCCTTTGCAAGTCTCCAGTTCGCAGTGACCTTTGACCTTATGAGCGTAATTCGGTGCATCCATGTCAACATATTTCTTCTGATAGTTGCACTCGATCAGCATATGGTCTAACCGCTGTTTTTTGAACACATAAGGGCAATATTCAAGGTCTGTAAGATACAGAAGTTTCTGACCGTCAACCATAATCAAAAATCCGTAGTTCTCTGTGCTGTTGTGTGGCACTTGAAAGCAGAATATGTGGAATTTTCCAATCTGTCTTTCACGTTCTGAATGGTCTGACTGAGGTTGCCACACCTTTATTCCAATGTGTTCAAGGTCTGATACAGATAAACTATGGTCTCCTAACCATGCTCATGAGAAACTATGCAACCTACTATTCCGCACACATTCCAGTCGCACATACGCTTTATATCCATGATTTTCATTCCTGCATCAATAAGAAGAATTTCACCATTAGAAATCAATGCGTATGAGTTGCCAGAACTTCCCGAACCGCAACATTTCAATTTGAGCATTTCATCACCTCACTTTCATTACCAAACCTCCAAACATATCCACCAGCCTGTTTTCTTATTGCTCCTTTTTCATTAAAAGTTTCTTTATTGGCAACTTGCAAAATATTCCGGCTACAAACACCAGTGTATTTTTCTGCTATTTTGGCATTCGCATATTCTGCTACAAAATATCCGTCATCCGTATATTGCAAAACATGTTTATTCCCGTATATATTTTTAATATTCATATTTTCATATATTTCAGGATGCTTTGACATAGTAATATATAAATGCTCTTTTCTTGGTATTATTTCCAGATTCCACCATGCATTGTTTTGCTTATTTTCATCTTTGTGGTGTACATCAAAACCTTTTGGGACATCTCCAATAAATGCTTTTGCTACTTCTTGATGTACTCTAAGTGTTTTGCGCGTACCATCTTTCTCAGTTGTTCTGAACGAAAGATACCAACCTCTTTTGTTTTTAATGCTTAACATTTTTCCATTTTCTGAATGGTGAAAACTTTTCACATTTCCAAGGTTTGAAATCTGATATATTCCCTCATATCCTTTTATCCATTTCCATTCTTCTTCCAATTTTTTTCACCACCAATCATCAACCAGAAGTGTTTCACCGTTATCTGCCGTTAGAAGATAGCAGTTACCGGAAGAACCGGAGCCTAAACATTTAAGCTTCATTTTGTACCTCGATTTCATCATTGTTCGGAAACTGAAAACAGCCATATATATTAACAGAAGCTCCAACGTATTTTTTGTACTGTTCTCTAAGCATTTCCATAACTTTCTGTACTTTTTCTTTGGAACTGTATTCAGCCATTTTTGTTCCCATTGCTGTCGAAGAGTTGTGGCAATAAATAGCCGCATACTCAACATCTTCATGTTTTCCGACTGCCATGCTCAAAGAACTGATTTCATAAGGTACATCAATGATTCCATCCTGCGATATAATTCTCATGGTGTCCTCCTACTTAAAGCAATCCGGTGTCTCTGCGCTGGAAATGTCCGTCTCTGCGGTCTGCGGTACTTCCTCAAATGTTGCGTCAGGAAACTCGATAGTGTTTGCATTTGCCTGTACCTCTTCTGCCACAACTTTTTCCACATCAAGTTTCACATCGGAAACATCAGGAAATTCTTCCTGTGCATACAGACCTTGGAATTTATCCGGAAAAGCTTCTCTTAATGCCTGTACAACAGCAACTTTTCTTATCATTGTTGCAGGCTTTTTAGACCATTGACCGTTGATTGTTCCATCTTTTTTTCTTCCAACATATTCATCGAAAGATACTGACTGGTACTCCGGTGTCTCTCTTCCTTTGATAAACACTTTAGCCCAACCTCCTACAATAGATTCGTCCTTAAGGACAAATGATCCTTCTCTTTCTTCCACAGAACCGTCTTTCTTCTGAACAATAATTCCTGCTTTTTTTCCTGCATAATTCGGATTTGCATCGGCTCTTTTTGTAAAAACATCTTTTCCGGTAACAATCGTAGCAGGATCATTGTTTCCAAACTTAATGAGGTATGCTTCTTTCAAAAAAGGATTAAGATGCTGATATCTGCAAAGAGACATAAACATCATTACTTCCTGATCCGATACGTTTCCACCACCGCTTACAAGGTACTTTCTTACCGTTGTTGGGGAAATTTTTACAATTTCCCCATTTGATTCGTATTCCACAATTCCTGTGTTTTCCTGCTTCTTTTCGTCTGCCATACTGTAACCTACCTTTCTACTTTTTTGATGCCGTCAATTTTGATGATGAATACCTGGCTTGTCTTTGGATTCTGAATAAGCGCAAGGCGAAAATTATGCAGCCTGTCATGCTTCGCAATGTTCAAAACCTTTGCAACCATTCCGTCTTCAACAGAAACTCCATTAACAAAATTTTGCCTATAACTTCCAAGTCCACTCCATGTATCGTACGTTGAATAGCAACCACCGCTTCGTGTTACCTCTACCATGTCCCCGACATGGATTTCGCTGTCATTCTCTTCCGGTTTGTAGTTTTCAAGGACAACATACTCTTTGTGCCATAAACCAACATTTTTCTCAGATTTTTTGCAAATACATCCTAATGCCGTAACGTAATTTACTTTGAAAATATCTCCGTTTTTATAAGGAATCAAACAAGGCATCGCATAAACAATCTTGACGTACTCACCGACTTTAGCCTTTCTTTTCACCTCACGAACACCGTTATCAGGCTTCACATCTTCGCCCATCAACCGGTTAAAAGCCAACTTAACACCAGTACGGAAATCAAATTCATCAGCCGGATTGCATTTTGCTTCTGCTCTATCTCCAGTGGACTTGTCCAGCGCAACTACTTTATTGTCATTGCGGTAGATTACTATGGTTTCGTCCTTTATTATTTCTAATTGTTCTTCGCAAAAATACCAACAATGCTTTCCATAGTAAGTTTTACCACTTTCTGTATAGCCTCTTCCGTCATGCCCTTCATTCCAACCACCAAACTTTACAAGAACATTTTCATAATCTTTTGAAAAATCGACTACAATACCTTTTTTCTGATTTATTTTTTCAACTACTCTGTCTCCAACCTTAAATTTACGTTTTTCCATATTACAATCCCCACTTTCTGTCAAAATCTTCCATTGACTTTGTAACCTTTGCATTAAACACAACAGCAGAAATCACCATGATTGCATAGACAACAAATGCTAAAATCTCCGGCAGTAGTACAAGCCACCATGACCAGCTAATCACTCCAAGTAATTTCAGAACAATGAAAAGGATCGTTAAAACCTCTGTAAATCCCATGCTATTCTTCCTCGCTTTCCGGCTTAATCATAAAGCCACCCTGATGCACTGTCACATCAGCTTTGTAAATCTCCTTGATGCTTCTAGGCATCACATGGAATGTCACATCTGTATCAGCAATCTTGCCTTTGAATTTCAAGGCTCCACGGTCTGAAAGTCCCAGGTACACACCCACGCAACACTTGTCATCAAAATTGAATATAACGGTGTCACCGGCATTGATTGTTTCTCCGCTTGTTGTCAGAACAGAAATGACTGTCTCTTTCTTAATCTGCATTCTCCGCAGCTCCTTTCTTTATCTCATCACAAAATATCTTGGCAGAAATTTTCGCTCCAAAAAAAGAAAAAATTATACTCATGCCAGGATTCTTCGTAATAATAGAAGCAAACGGCTCTTCTGACATTGTTTTTGCAGTTACCTTGCACATTTCATCAGCAGAAATCTCAATTTTTTTATCCATATCATAATCATTATTAGGCATTCTTCGCTTCCTCCACTTTCAAACTCGCATCATCACTTCTGCGGAACATAATCAACTGACTGTCAACATCAGGAATCTTCCAAGGGTCAAGGCTCTCGGTATCGTCAACCATGATAGGCAATTCCACACCACACCGCTTCTGAAACGCATTGCAAATGTCAATCTCCGTCAGAATCCTTGCTCCGTGGTTCATGTTCCGGCTGTAAGGCTCTCCACGGTATGTAAAGTCACAGCATTCTTCCGTGTCACCATTCACAAGAGGTCTGAACATCCGCACAGTGCAGAAAGAAAGATACTTGTTCACATCAGCTTCCAACAGTTCGTTCTTCTTCCGGCTGAATTTCTTTAACAGGTCAAGCTGTGCCTGCACATCTGTAATCTTCTGTGCAATGTTCTTCCGCTCCTGTTCCAGTTCTGTGATACGCCTATCCACACTCTCGTTAATGCTTACACTCGCCAAAGACTTATCAACCACAGAAATATCATTGCGGATCTGCTCTTCATCACCTTTTAACTGGATTCTGAGAAGATTCATGTCAGTGAATTTGTTCATGGAAGCTTCTTTCTCAGCAATCTGTGACTGGATAGCTTTGTATTCTTCTGTGTTGGAAATATCCACGCTTGCCGGAATGGAATTTAATGCATTATCGGCAATGGCAATCTCTTTTTCCAACCGCTCCACTTCATCCTCTGTCTTTTTCAGTTCCTCACGCTTATGTTCCAGTTCTGCCTGATCCGCTTTGATATGGTCAGCACAGGAAGAACCCTCTTTGGTAATCAGTTCCAATTCATGTGCCTTGTGTACATCAAATTCCGTTCTTAACTGCTCTTTCTTCTCTTCCGGATATTCCTGTCCACAGTAGGAGCAAATCAGAGAGTTTTCATCAAATTTAAGGCTGTTGTTCAAATCCCAACTCTTCTTCAATTCCTGTCTCTTCTTCTCATACTTTGCAATGCGATTTTCCAGTGCAGTGATCTCTTCACGAATGGTATCTGCCTTAAGCAACTCTTTCTGATGCTCATTCTGAATCTGATTCAGTGTTGTGCGCTTCTCTCTTCTGTCCGCATCCAGTTTTTCATTTGCTTTCTGCTGCAATGCGCTCAACTGACCTTTTAACTCAATGATTCCATCAGACAGCTTATCGTAGGAAATCATGCTGTTCTGCGTATCTGTCTGCTGCTTAATGTTCTCTGACAGCTTATCCATTAAAGCTTTCTTTTTCAGTTCCAAATCCGCAAGGTCAATATCCACTCTCTGACGGCTTACCTCGTCAATTCGGCTTGGAATTTCATCCAGTAAATCCTGCAAACCTTTGGTTCCATTTCTTCCCCTTGTGCCGTATAACTGCGTATTGCAACGCTTTTTCAGTTCATCAACCGTTCCATCCTGCAGAACAGTCCTTAATGCTTCAAACTCCGGAAACTGATTGCAAATGTCATCATTACTGTGCTGACCAAACATATCAGCAAGAATGGCTCTCTGATCCGTGCCACCTTTCAGCAGAAGTGTCATGGCATTGATGCAAAGTGAAAACTTATCTTTTCCGCATACACTCTCTTCCAAAAATGCTTCAAAATCTGCTGCCTTTTTGGGAATATCATTCACATAGTAATCCGTGACATTGCCGGTAAACTCGCCTTTCTTATTGAAGTTCTGACGGCATACTTTTTTCAGAACCTTGTTTGTACCGTCAATCTCCACGGTAACTTCTGCGGTAATGTCTCCGTCAATGTCATTGCCGTCCTTGTCATGCGGTCTGATTCCGGTGATCTCTCTGCCGTTCTCGTCACGGCATCCAAAAATATACTGAATTGCTCTTTTGATCGTGGACTTACCGACTTCATTCACACCGGAAACCTCTGTCCGGTCGTATAAATCAGTGTCCATTACGTTAGAACCATAGAACTTGCAGAAATTCTGCAAAAAGATGTGTTTAATCCTCATTTTTCCTATCCTCCCAAAGATATAAATACAGTGAATTAACAAACATATAGATTGAGACCGGCTTGTCTGTCTCATTGATTTTCTTGTATAAATCTGTGCTTGGGTTCATCTTATCAACAACCCACTTGATCGCCCGGTACACGCTTTCCTTGGTTGTGCTGTGTTCCTCTCCGATAATCCGGTAGATTTCAGAAAGTCTTCTGTTCCGGTTCTCAAACATCAGCGTTTCAACCTCGATGATGTACTGGAATCCCGGCAAGTACTGTTTCAGCCCCAGTTCTACCAAGATTTTTCTTATCTTCCTTTCCATTTCCTCACTCCTCCGGCTTTCAGTCTTCTGTTACGTGAATCACGTTGTCTTCTCCGATATACAAGATTCCTGCATCTAACAGTCTTGCAATCAGAATCTCATTCGCACGGACGATGGGGATAATCTGTCGCTTCTGCATAAAAATACTCCTTTCTTAACCATTTTTTCTTCCCGGTATTGCGGTTTACAATTCTGTAATAGAATGCTGTTTCACGGTCAACTTCCCATTCTTTCGGACTGTAAAATATCTTTCCGATGCACCCTTTGACGGTAAACCGCTTTTTGGCACTCATACGGTGTCCTCCGCAAGTTTTCCTTGTCTCCACAATGTTACATCATCAAAGCCTTTAGCTGAAAAAGAAGTAGCGCCATTAGTCCATGTAAATATTCCCCCATTTTTGAATCTTGCAAAATATCTAGGATACCAAGATTCACTGTCAGAATCTCTTACGAATACCTTTGTATCCACCGGCACTTTTGACCAGTCAACAGGTGGTTCAACATATTCCTGCTCTGCCCATTCTTTGAACCTTTCCCTGCATCTGCTTTTATCACTCCATGCGCAATCGGAGCAAAGTATTACATTGCAATCACATAACTTTCCTTCTTTGTCCACAGCTATCTCTATACTATCAAGTGCCATGTCAATAATCTGTTCCGCATATTTCTCTCTGTTCGTCATTTTCCATTCATCCTTTCCAGTTCTGCGCTCCTGGTTAATATCCAGTCTGCGTAATCACTTAATTCTGTCTTTGTAGCTGCGTTCTTCTCTCCGTGGTAAACCATGAGGACAATTCCTACATCACAGTACTTTTCAAATAATTCCGACAAGTAGTCGGCTCCCACATGGATATTGCCGTCCACAGAGTAGATGTCCGTCACTCCCAAACGTTCCATGCGGTCTTTATGCCATCTGTCAGAAATCTGCATCAGACCTTTGCAACCGCCACTTTCCACATCCGGTCTGCCGGAAGATTCTTTCTCGATCATTGCCATGAGCATTTCCGGGCAGATGCCGTATTCCTCACCGTACTTTACACACGATTCCTGCGCTTCCTCGGAGATAAAACTGCCGGATGGCTGTGCTGTGGAAGTAAATGTGATGGAGAGTGCTATTATAATAGGAAGAAACAGTTTTATTGTTGTTCTCATATCACTGCTTACCTTTCTGTTAAAATTCTTCCATCTTGGAAGACATACAGACTTTTTACTTTAAAAAATTCTGATTCTTCTAATTCCAAATCATTACAGTATACATAGTGTGCTCCGGTTTTTTCATCGTTTTCTCCAAAAACATCATCTGTATAATACAAAACCATTGAAGAAAATTCTTTTATGTCATTTTCCGTAACAGGTCTGAGAAGAAGCTTTGATTCTTCCTCTTCATTTGCATGGTCAATGATTGCAATGTGTTGTCCATCTAAACAATCATCCCTTAAGTAAACAGCAACATTTCGTTCATTGCTTTCAAACCATACAACGACTTCTGCATCATCAGCGTTGGAATTTACATCCGAAACAGTAAGCCCTACCAAATCCCTTAAATCACTACCATGAAGTACTTTGTTGCCATATTTAAGTCCTCTATCATAATTTGCTTTTCTTACATTTTTACAGATTCCGCTATTCACTGAAATATCTCCTTTCATTTAAGCACTTCGCTGTGCTTCTATTTTTCTTCTGATTGCATCAACACCTTTTTGATAAACAAGTGTTTTTATAGATATATGCTCCTCTCCATTCTTGGTGTATTTCTGCTCTATTACACGAAACCATCCGCAATCAATGTATTTCTGATATGGCACATTCCATCTATCCAGGATTGCATTATCACGAAGAAATTCAAATAGGTTGTTACGTCCGAGTCCTTTGATTCCCAATACCTTTGAAACCTCATTCATGGAAATTGCAGTCTTACTGTCTGCAACTGCATCAAAGAAATCTGCTTTCGGTCGCATTTCTTCGATTTGCTTATCTTTCTGCGAAATAATGTTCTGTGCTACGATAAGTGCATTCGCTACAATCTGCTCCGGTGTCAAATTTTCTTGGTTTGCTATGTACCCACCATTCTTTCTGATGGACGGGATCACTTCATCCACAACCCACGATTCAAATTTCTCCGCTGATGGCAACTTCGATCTCATAATAAGGCGGTAAACGTCACCCTCATTTATGTATGACAACTCTTGTTTACCACCAGATGTAGGGGTGTCACGTTTCGTTACTCCCTTACAGTGGTCTATGACTGCCTTTCTGGGGTTTGCATATCCAAGTGCTGTTGCAACATCAGAAGCCACAAAGTAAGGCTTACCGTTGATTTCTGCTGTTCTGATTGTTCCAAATTCTTCATTATTAAAAATTTGTAATTCGTTCATTGTTCTCCTTTCTGTGGTATAATGTTCTAAAAAACTGGAGGTTTCATATGCTTCTCAAAATCGAAAGAAAAGTACTTAGGAAAACTGTAAAATCTTCTGAATGTTCCATTTCATTGTCTGAAATAGGGAATTACAATGGTGAAGATGTTTACCAAGCATTTTTGTCCTTAAAGGAAAAGGGATATTTCACCATAGTTAGTTCATCCATAAATCGTGAAAAGTTCACATTTACTTTGTCTTCAAAAGGAAGATTCTATAAAGAACATTTATTTCTCTCATTTTTGAGAAATATACTCATACCGTTTGTTGTAGCTTTAATAACTGCAACTGCCACATACCACTTAGAAAAAGTAGCAGATAGCTATTCCGACAGCCGCCCCAGCCAATGCACTTATGAGTTGAACCAATGCAGTGATCCAAGGTTCTAATTTGTCAAGAAGATCTCTCTTCTGGCGGTAAGTCCATTTTTTCATTCATGTTCTCCTTTCATTGCATGAGAAACTGCATTACAAATGGTCGTATGCTGTTTCTCTTCATCATTCATGGACTTCTCAATTCTTTTCAGAGTACCGTCAATGCTCTTTAATGTTTTGAGAAGTTCTCTCTCAAATTGGCTTTGCATTTTCTTCCTCCTGCTTCTTAACAGATTCCTCTGCCATCTTCTCTGTCTTGCCGAGAATATATCCCTTGTCGAAATCGGACATATTCGGAATGGCTCTCTTTAACTTCTCAACGATTTTTTTCTCTTTTTCACTCATTCAATTAACTCCCTGTTTGTGATATACTCTCCTTATTCTGATATAAGGAGGTGAATTACATTGGATTCCAAAAAATACGCATCCGCTTACGCCATTGCTAAAATTTGTGGATATACCGGAAGTTTTGATGATTTTAAGAACCTGTACGACCAATACTATTCAGAAATCGTCAATTCTTTGCCGGAAGAAAAACCACAATTAGCAAAAGCCGAAGCAATTAGCAATCCTTTCCAAATCCAGAGCCGTTCCTAAAAGGCGAAATGGCGGTAAGTACTTTGATAGACAAATCAATATTTGTTTCTTCGATTTTCTTATCGCCATCTATAATGCTTTTGTAATCTTCGATAATGTCAAACGCAATGTGCTGTGCCATCTCGTCAATTCCAACAAAACGTGAATCAGCTTTCTGAACTATATTTGCTTTACCGTTTTTGTCTAAAACCACATATCTCTGTTTTTCCATATTCTCACCTCTTTTCTGTTGACCTTGTAAACATATTATAGTCCCTTAGAAACTTTATGTCAACACATTTTTGTTGACTTGGGGACTTTTTGGGTGTATATTATTAGTGAAAGGAGGGATGTAAATGAATGAGAGAATCAAATCTTTGCGAAAGTATTTGAATATGACACAAGATGATTTTTCAAAGCAAATCGGCTTGTCAAGAAACTATATTGCGCAAGTTGAGATAGGCACGAAGACACCATCTGAAAGAACCATATCTGATATTTGCAGAGAGTTTGATGTAAACGAAGAATGGCTCCGAAATGGAACTGGTGAAATGCTTGTTCAGAAATCAAAAGACGAACAAATCTCTGAAATGCTCGGAGAAATTCAAAAGTCCGGTGAAGATACATTTAAGCACCGTCTTGTATCCGCACTGGCCAACTTGGACGAAGATGGATGGAACTCTTTGGAAAAGTTGATTGATTCAATCGCAAAAAAGAACGAATAAGAAAAAGCCAAGGGCAATGCGCAAGTCCTTGGCTCTTTTCCTTTATCTAAGTAATTTTTTAACATAGGCATAAATGCACTCTAACCAATGTAAATTATCGCAAGCATTGATTAGCTTTGTGATTTCCTCTTTGTAATCTTCTTTCCCCATAGTACACCCCCCTAATCTTTCCGCACTTGGTAGCGATACCTAAATTATAGAACATATGTTCTTAACAATCAATATATTTGACTCACGTTTTTTATTGTTGTAAAATATCAACAAAAGAGGACGGTGAAAACGCCAATAAACACCGCCCTCGCCAGAACTTGAAGTCCCTTGAAACAAGGGATGTTACAAGTGTATCATGTGAAAGGGGGATAAAAAACATGATGAAAAAAGACCGAATCAAAGAAATTTCGACACATTTATCAGTCAACCGTACTAATTATATGTTAAGTTTTCGTGGAAATCTCCATGAATTTCTAAATGAGCCGGACATGACGGTTTACAAGCTTGCAGATGAAGCTAATTTGCCTTATTCTACGCTTAATTCACTACTATACGGTAATTCTAACGACACAAAGCTATCGACCGCTGTTGCGCTTGCTAGAGCCTTTGGAATCAGCGTAGATGAGTTGGTAGGCTGTGGTACTATGGAAGATAAGATGTTGGAATCTGTCAAGATATGCCGCAGTCTGCCGGAACACTCTCTGTACCTTATCCGCTACTCCATCCGTCACCAAGATAAAATCTATTCCAGTCTTGAAAAATCACACAAGTATATTTCTGTCCTTAAACCGCAACTTGTGAATGGAATTATAGCCACCACAAACGCTGTAGAACCTATTTGCATAGACAAATTACCGGAAGATATAAAATCCAAGACTTATATCGGTTTGAAAATTCCCTGTGACTACTATATGCCGTTTTATCTGCCTGGGGAAATTGTTCTCCTTGCAGCGGATCGGGAACCACAAGACGGTGAACGATGTATTGTAACAAGTAATGGTGGGATACAAATTGCCGTAAAAACCCATATAATAGAATATGGCGTTAGAAAATGGAGATATGTTTCGCTCATGTCTCCGAACAGTATACTTCCGGAACACATAATTGATGACATGATAGGATATGTGGTTGGTTTTGTCAACAATGACGGTGACTGGGGAATCAGATAAATAGATTAAGAGCATGGCTTTTACACCATGCTCTTTTTTGTTGTTATTTCGCAAATATTTTTTTATGACTGCTTCTGTAAATGGCAAGTTAATGAAGGTGATCTCTCAGGTAGACGTAGTAACAACGTCTGATGCAGGTACTATTTTTATTTATGACATCCCGAAGGGAACTCATCTGTATTCAACTTGCTCTGACACAAACCTGTGGGTGCGAACATACTATACAAAAAACTATCTAGTACTGGGTGTAGCAAACTATAATAATGTAAATATAGCTAACCAAGAAGTAACTATTGAGACATTTTGGCTTGTTAATGTTTAAGTTTAGCTTTTGATAAAAACAAGCAGTGCGTCATAATATATCTCTCCCGTAAAATCTTTAGAGGTAGCGTATATTTGAGTATAATAATAGCTCATAGTAATATCGACTGTACATTTTGGAGTAAGAAACAAACCGACAAGTACATATCCGTCCGGAATATAAGTGTCAATTGACCCAAAGCAAACTGTAGATCCGCCAACCACGTTGCCATTCCACGTGTAAATGGAAAGTCTAATCCTTTGATCGTAGTTTATAAATGAGTTTGCTAACTTGCCATTTACATCACTTAATCCCCCAGTGATAGTACCGTCACCAATAGTCGAAATATCGGTAGTTCCGATAAGGCCTATAAGTGATTTAAGGTTTTTTACAGACAGTTTAATTTTTCCCAAAATAGATGATAACTTTTCTCCTGTCGTTAATTCATCTAAAGTTGTTGCTTCTTCAAACACCGCAGTCAAATTACTACCGTCACCAGTTTTGGTCAAATAGTTTGTCAAATACGTTTTAGGAATTGCATCTATTTTTTTATCAACGCTTGTTTTGTCATAATAATTTGTCAAATCAGAAACTTTTTTTGTAATGTATCCTACATCATTTTCTAATTCGCTAACTTTTGTTGGTATTCCTCCTGTTTGCTGTTTTGCTTGTTCCATATAATACTTTGCATTATCGGTATCTTCTCCTTCTCTTGTTCCGGTTCCACCTACGGCATAAGATTCAGCCAATACAGATTTTGCATTTGCGGATTGCGCATAAGCAGATGCATTTGCGGATTCTACTCTAATATCTGCTAAATAATTAGGCTGAAGCATATCATCTGTTACTGATCCTGTTTTTATCGAAAAAGAATAAGTCTTATTCTTTCCAGTACCAGTCACGGATACAGTTATGGTTGCAGAATCTTCAAATGTCAACACCGGAATCATAGAACCAATATCAGCTGTAAACTGTGTTCCATCTTCTGTAGTCATGGTAATGATTCCGTCATCAGACATGGAAAATTCGACAGGTATTTTTTCAATATTAAGGTCAAAAATTACTTTTTCACCATTGTACTTTGTAATAGTAATAACACCGGTTGTTTCATCCATAGTCCAATCAGCAATATTTCCGTTTATTGCAGACTTGTCTACTTTTAAGGCATCCTGTGATATGATACGGTTGTCCAACGCATCAATAGCAGAATCCATCTGATTAAGATTGTATGCATCTAAATCCGTGTTTTCACTGGGGTAATCTTCCCAGTTAATTCTGGTATAAACCTTATTCATTGCCATCTGCAGAAACCTCGCTTTCTTTTTCTCTGTTTCTTTCTGCCAGTTCTACATTTATTTGATTATCTGCGGCTCTGTTAATCTGCCCGGCAATATCGTTCACAATGAGCCGCTTAATCTCCATCGGTAGACCACATCCATTGAAAAGATTTATGATTGACTGTTCAAATTCTCTGATTTCTAAACTGTTCATATTTATTTTCCTATCCAATAAGGTTGTATGCCTTAAGAGCATCTATCAAACTGTTAACTGTGGTAGCAATACTATATGTGCTGGTTGAACTTGGTGAAGTGATTTTGCTCACAGTCTTTTTTTGTGCACCATTGCTTCCAAAAAATCCAACATTTCCCAAACTAGATGCTAATTTAACATTTCCTGCACTTGTTATTGCAAAAGCAGTCGTGTCAACTAAAAGTGTCCCATAAATTTTGTGCGTATGTCCCGTGGTAAGTTCTGTATCTCCACTTATTTTTACACCACTGCTAAAACCGATAGTACCTCTTGATGTCTTTGGATTTATTGTATCAAAATATCCTTGTGAGGCATTTACACTACCAGAAGTAACAATTCCACTTGCTGTAAGGGTGGTAGTATTTGTACTATACGTTGCTCTTACTCCTGCTCCATCCATTCCACAAGTATAAGAACCGTATTTCAGCACAATCGTACTATAATCTTGTGATGCTGACTGTAAATTGATAGTTCCTCCGGTTATATCAATGCTTTTTGCAGTAACTTTCCCATCAGCGGTAATAGAAAAGTTGGTAGAATCCAATACAAACCTATTCCCGGAAATACTTACCTGCCCGCTCTCAATGCTCAACTGCGAACTGACATCACCTTTGGAGACTTTCAGTTTAATTTGATCTGACTGCAAAGATATTGCCGCTGCCAATTCTACTTCTGCATCTGTAGCCCTTTTTGCTTCAAGTTCTATCTTTCCTGCTGTCTGTGTAATCTTCGTATCCAGGCCATTCTCTACATCCTTGATTTCAGACCGAGTTTCCTCAACAGTACGTTCTAACTCATTTGTTTTTCCACGGAGTTGAATTATACTTTTGTTAATTCCATTTACCTGTTCACTGTACTTTGGAGATTTTCCGCTTGCTGATATGGTGTCTGTCGGTTGTTGGATTCCTTTGTATGTTCTGCTCAACACATAGCTTTCTATGATTTCTTTAGCCGTATATACATTGACTGCTTCTCCAAGGCTCAAACAAGGATTTCCTATTTTTTCACAGTTATAAGGTCTATATTTTACAACTTTAATAACCTCATACAGATTTCTTGCAACCGTTTCTAGGGCATCTGCACCCATTCCATAAACAAGGAAATTATCTTGCAAAATATAACTGTTGTCGTTCTCGGTAATCTCTGTATCCGGGTAAACTGCACCAATATCATTTTCTGATTGTCTTATCTGCACTTTTGTAACTTTTTGGCAAACAAAATCTTCATATTTAACTGATTTGTATTTTCCACCAGTAACCTTTTCTTTTTCAGAACCTTTTCTAGGGTATAATCCTTTCTGTGGATATAATCCTTTCTGTGGATATAAACCTGATATTATTTCTTTAAGGAAAACATATTCAAATTTTCCATCATGGTTAATGTGGCCAAAGCATCCATTTATTGAGCAGATTGCTTCCATGACCGTCTGGCCAGAAAGTTCGCTTGGTTTTATTGTTTCTGCCACTTCCATGCTGTCATTAGGTAATGTGGTTGCTACTTGTTCAACACCAAAATATGAAAAAAAACTGTCTCTGAACTGCTTTAAGGTCAGAGGAAATTTCAACCCGTTATACCATGAAGATACTTCCGCTTCTCCAATGTCGTATATTGCGTCATAAGCGGTCACATTTCGGTAACGCTTATCATCTGTTGGTTTATCGGAAATGACACGGTATTTTCCAAAAATAAAAGGTGCGTCAGCATGTCCATTAATCACAGCAGAAACATTTATCTGTTTCCCAATCATGCTTGTGAACACGTTGGAAATTTTGAATTTTAACTGTGATGCATTGCACTGTCCAAATGTAAGGTAATCATCATCACATAGGATTTCTTTTAATTCAAACTGTTCAAAATGGATTTCGCTGTTGGTGATTTTTACAGACTTGTCCTCTGTTTCAATCGTGATTTCCTTTTTGGATGCGCTTTTATCAAACAAATCCGCATAGGTATAGTTACTCATTCGCTACACCTCCGACAAATGAAAATTCTATCTGATTGTATTTAATCTCTCCGTCATAAGTTCCGTAGATTGTAGGCTTTATATCAGCCATATATCCATATTGTGTGACATATTGACCTAAAAATGGAATGTATGCCGTGATATTACATCCCTGTTCCGTTGCATCAATAAAGTTTCTTCGTATCCCGGACAGTAAATCTTGCAAATCGTCATCCGTCAGCATCGCAGGCGTTGAAAAATCAACACTTAATGCTTTTAGCTCCACAGCATTTCTATGTACGTATCCATTTGCATCAGTCCACGGGTCTACATCTTGCATATTTACAGCTGGCTGATAACTTTCAGCTGCTATAAATCTTGACTGGTCAATAACGTAATCTCCAATTTTTAAAAGCCATCCTTGATATGCTGACATACGCTCACCGCCTCATTGCATAAAAATAGACAGCACCCATCCAGAGTGCTGTCTGTGTTAAAATACATATACATTCTTGTGTTTTTGGTTAAATTGCTCTTGACCGTATTGTCTTGCGGCAATTCCAATTTGATCTGTTGTTATTCCAAACTCTTTCTCAAGGATTCCTTGCAGTAGCTGATTATTCTGTTTCAGAAGTGCAATTTCCTGTTGTGCCGTGGAATTAATAGCATCTTTGATTCCAGTGATTTCAACTCCACCGGCAACCGCTGTTTTTCCACCTACTGTTCCGGCAATCTCCGGTATACCGTTCTCTCCTGCCATGAACATCGTATATCGGCTTGGAACGTAACCACCTTTTTCAAATGTAGGTATTCTTCCAACACTAATGTGTTGTATATTATTCGGAACTGCGTCACCAATTTTAGGTATTAACCTTGCTGCAGACATCAAACCATTAATAAGGTCTATGGCATTGTTTATCATGGTTTCTATTCCACTTATTACAAGGTTCAAAGGAGCTATTGCAACATTAGCTACTGTTTTAAATGCTGTTCTAAACGCCGTTGGAATGTTTTCAAGCAATTTATTCCATTTTGTTAGTCCAAACTGCTCTGAAATTTTTTTCCACCAACTTGAAAATCCTGTTTGGTTCCACCATGTTGTAAAAGAAGTCCATTTTTCAGAAAGTGATGACTCTATAGTTTGACCCATTCCTTGCCACTTTTCCTTTGTGAACCAAGGAGATACATTTTCATTAAACCAGTTTCCAACAAGTGGTGCTATATTGATAAGTGCAGATGACAGACCAAAAGTATCTGACATATCTACTTTTGTATTTTTTATTTTATCAATTAGCCAATCAATTTTATCTCCAAAATCATCAAGAGTGCTATGTTTTGGAAGCAACATTGTTCCTGTCAAGAATCTATACAAATCATTATCTGTTATATCTTTGTATAAATCATCCCACGCAGTTTTTAATGTGGCAAAATCAGTATTTTTTAATGTATCAAAAAAACCATTTTCACCAAACCACGTAAAATTGTCGTAGTACTCTGCATCTTCTGGGAACAATGCTTTTCCTAAAGATTTTCCTACATTAAATCCAATCTCCCAAGTAACAGCAGCTATTGCAATTGTCGGAACTATTCCTATACTTGATCCTAGTACTTTGGCTGATAACTTGTCCGATATTTTTCCCCATATGATATCTCCAACACCAGTAAACTTTAAAAGACCTATTGCTGTGATAATCGTGGTTTCAATCGGTGCAGCATCAAAACTTCCTTTCCACAAATCGATAGCCGCATCTATGGCAGTCTCTATGAAGTTTCCGGCAGATGTAAACACAGCAGTCCAGTCAATACCAGCAAGAAACTGTCCTATGTTTTGCCCAATCTGATACCAATCTACAGATGCAATAGCATCAGACATCCAGTTAAATATTCCAGTTACAATCCCGGATAAATCTTGTCCGGCTTCAAAGAAATCACCATTGAATAAATCTTTGAATAACTTTTTCACAGGCTCAAGAAGTTTTTCTATCTTATCAGCCCAGCCAAGAGCTGTATTCTGCATCTTGTCAAATGCTTCCTGCCATACTTTTTCGTACTCTGCAGTAGCATCCATGATTTCTTTGGTAAGGTCAATTCCTGCTCCACCAGCACCACTTCCGGAACCACTGGATTTTGGCATTGAAATAACTTTCAATTTATCAAATGCTCTGATTCCGCTTTGAGCATTTTTTGCGCTTGTACCAACTTTATCCAGTGCATCTGCAGTGTCTTCCAACTCTTCATTGTACCCGGATACACCTTGACCGAATGACGAAAAGTCAATCTTGATTCCCAGTAAATTTGCCACACTGACAAGCAATCTCTTAATTGCAATTACGACACCGTTAATAACAGGAAGTACTTTCTGCAATACCGGAATAAACAACTGACCCAGTACCATACCAGCTTCTTTTACGTTGTTAGTAAACTGGCGAATCATGTTACTTGGAGAATTGATTGTATTCGCTAAATCTCCCCATGATACCTTGGACTGGTCTAAGATTGCCAGTAGACGCAACTGCTGTTTCTCTGCCTGTGACATTTCAGATACAGCCTTTTCAATGCCGTATTTGTAAGCATAAGTCTGCAGTGTGGCATTTGTGATATCAATACCATACTTATACAGTGCTCTTGACTGACCGATCAAACCGGACTGTAAGTTTGTTGCGACTGTACTGAAATCCACGTTAAACAGAGATGAAATGTCCCCGGCAAGCATTGTCATGGACTTTGAAATTGCCGTAGTAACTTCTCCGGTCTGCCCTAAAGAGTTGGTAATAGATGCAAGTTGTGAAGCGTACTGCGTAATCTCCTGTAAATTCAGTCCCAGGTTCTTCATTCCGCTTTCAGAAATCAGCCCACCGTCTACATCTACTTTCAGACCGGACATTTTGCCAAGCAGTTCATTTACACGGTTTCCGAAACTCTGCGCATAATCTTCTGCATTGTCGTAACCGAATTGTTCAAAATCCTTGCCCCATTCCTTGCCGACTTTATTGAATGCTACCGTGTAGTAGTTGAATGCTTCGATATAGTCCGTAGTTCCCTCTATGGACTTCCACAGACTTTTAATTCCACGGATCACAAGGAAATATGTTGCGTAGAATCTGCCGAAAGCCGCAGCAAGGCTAAATGTGCTTTTCGTGGCTCTTCTTGCGCTTACCGTATAGGTGTTCAGATTACGTCCTAAAGAGTTTGCGGCTCTCCCGGATGCTGCACCGGTAGATGCCAGTCCTGCCAGTGCGTTTGTCATTCGGATAATGTTCTCACTGACATTTGGAACGGTTGAAAGAGTTGTAAATAACTGCTTCAAATTCTTTGCCAGTAAAGGAATGTTCGTGATTGCTCTGCCGGATGCCACACCACCAAGTCTTGAAATCGAAGATGCTATGCTAGCAATATCCCCTACTCCATCTACTTTAGTTCCTGCCATGTCAGCAGAAAAAGTCTTCAGTGCAGATGAAATCCTGCTTAATCCGCTTGTATCTATTTTCCCCATTCTGTTAATGGAATTTGTCAATGTGGAGATATTCTTAATACCGCTCGTATTCATGGAACTGGCGGCATTTGCGATACTCTGTATGCTATTAGAAATGCTTGTCAGTTTGGATGTATCAATAGACAAGCTTCTCTGAAAATTCGTAAGACTTGATGCAAGTTTATTCAGCGCATTAGTTGCTTTGTCCGCATCCGCACTGATTTTTATTTGAAGATTATCAATATCTGCCATACTGCACCGCCTTTACCGAAATAAAAAAGGAAGTGTCTTCCACTTCCAAGAAAAGAGCGGTAAGCTGTGACACCTACCGCTCCTAAAATCACTTTTTGAGATATGCCCTTGTAACCGTACCGATTTTTCCGTCCACTTTGATACCGACACTCTTTTGGAATGCTTTTACTGCATCAGAAGTGGTTTTTCCAAAATATCCGTCAATGTTCGTCTTACCTTTCGCATTTACAGACGGCATAAAGCCTTTCCTTACAAGTTCGTACTGCGACCACTTGACATCATTTCCCTTCATCATTGCCATACGCTTGTAATAAAGAAGTCTTTCCGGCTCTGTATAAGGGTTTCTATGGCTTGTAAAATCCTCATATACGGCATCTAATTCCTTGTACCATACATTCATGTCTACATTTCCTACAATACCGCCTACACGCCCTTTAGAAGTGTACTGCCAGCCTACCATGTTAGGTACTTGCGGCTGATACTTTACATCACACTTGCCGTTGTTCTTTCCGTACCGTGCAATCCACATGGGATAACTCACACCGCCATAAGGCTTAATGTATGTCTTGTAAAAACTTTCCCCAGTGTATACACCGAATGGCAATCCTGCATCTGTGATGACCTTGCCGTAAGCATTGATAATGGAAATAATATTTTTGCCAAGACCTTTCATAACGGCATCTTCAACATCAAGATATACTGTCACTTTTCTGCCATTAAGAATAGTAAGCACTCTTCTTGCGTCAGATCGTGATTTTGCAACCGTTGTAATATATCCGTATTCATATACTCCGTGCACATGGACATTGTGCTCTTTACAACCTTTCCAGTTCTCTTCAAACTTCTTGTCCGGGTTCAAATCCTTACGGATGACTTTCAGAATAGCAAAATCAATACCGTTCTGTTTTACCGCCCACCAGTTAATCGTCCCCTGGTATGAGGAAACATCAATTCCTGTTAAACTCATGTTTGTTTCTCCTTAATCCGGACTTTCCGGCAGCCCTTGTTCTCTTAATGCTTTGATTCTCTGTTTCATTTCCCATATTGCAATTTCTTCGTTGGATTCTTTATAAGCTGGCTCTTTTTTGCTTTCTTCAATTATCGGCTTTTTGATATACTCTGACTTTGCATTTTTACTAAAAAAATGGTCTATTGCTACACCAAATGCCGATATACCATAATTTCCAAACCAAGACCACATTTCTCTGTCTCTCTGCTTCATTTCTAGCTTGTACGCTTCTGCATAAGGCTCTAAATCCGCAGGACAGGAAGAATCTATATCTTTTACTGTAAATCCGTATCCTTTTGTGCATAAAAGCCACATAGGACGTACTTCTTTACAGTATGTTTCCCATGTTAGTTCTCTGACTTCTCCGGTGCTTTCTTGGAGTTCTTCTCCTGCTCCTGTTTCAGGAGCTTCGCTAAAAAACCGTTTTCAAGTAACTCTCTTTGTACATCAGCAAACAACTTCTGAATGTCAGATTCATCAGAATCGAAATAATCGTCAAGCATGGAATAAACCTCGCTTAACTTTGCTTCTTTCTGCTCTTTGCTGTAAGGGTCAAACCCGTATTCATCAGAGTGGTATTTCTGTAAACCGACAAGAATCAGTTCCGGCAGTAACATGAGAATGTTATTCACGGATTCAATGCCGTCTTCCTGCTTTTCAAGGTTTGCCAGTTTCTTGATAATGTTGTTTTTTACGGTTGCTTCGTAACCGAATTTAATGTTCAGTTCCTTTTCTCCAAATTTTACTGTCAGCATATTTTATCCTTTCCCCAACATTTTGTTGGAAAGGAGCCGCCCGAAGACGGCTCTCTTTTGCTTAAATCAATGTTTCGTCTACCGTTTCATCATTGTCAGCCACGGCAGTGTTATTTGTTTCTGACTGACTTTCTATTTTTTTGTCAGTGTAATTGCTGTGGGATAACCGTTTTCGTCTTCGGTTACTGCAACAGTGTAATTATCTTCAATCCACTTTGGTACGGTAGCCTGTGCAATCGTAGCAGTTCCGGTCAGATGATCGTCTGTTGCTTCGTCCGGTGCAAAACTTTCCTGACCGATAAATGCACAAATACCCTCTGAACCTTTTCCGTCAGTTCCATACAGGATGATAAAATCGAGTTTCTTTCCCTCGTTTGTCACCATTTCATCCTTGTACTTTTTCTCAAATGCTCCTTGCACTTCCATACTGTTAGCGGCTCTACGACCCATTTCCTGCGTCTCTACCAAATCTTCCAGTGTAGAAGTATCCACCATGTTCTGACTTCCGAACGGTGAAGGAATACTTTTTGCTCTAATAAGCAGTTTGTAAGTTCCTGCCCAGTACTCACCAGTAGCAGCACTAGAACTAGGCTCTTTATAGGCAATTCTTGATTTTAAACCAGTAGCCATATTTACCTCCAATTTTGCATAAAAATAGAGCCGTTAGGCTCTGACAATAGTTACAATATATCATCAGCATCTACACTTCTTCTGAACCGTGCAGTGCTTCTGTATGTGTCCTGCGAAGTATTATTGAACTCCGGCATGGAAGTTATTTGAAATCGCAGACGTTTGAAAAGTCCAGCAACCGTAGCCATGATAGCTTCAGCTTCTTCCTGACTTTTGTTGGTTATCACATCCACCTGGTATGATGCTGTGATTCCATTAACAGAACGTGCTTCAAGGTCTTGTCCTGTCTCTGTGAACGGCATAGCATGAAAGTACACCGTAGGGAATGTAGGGTCTGACAAATCCTTACTTTTGTCCGTCACATAAGCTTTAGGATGGCTCTGTGGTATCTTCATTTTTAAGTATGATGCAATCTTTACTTTGAAATCTGATACCCACTGATATTCATTATCCACTACCAAACACCACCTTTGCTGTCTGTGATACAATATCACGAAGTTCTATTGCAGTCAGGTACATAAATGGTCTTGACGGCATACCTTTTGTTATATGAAGTTTTCCATCATCTCCGATATAACTCCAGTAGTATTCTCCGGCTTTCACATAAGTGTTTCCATGCACTTCAATGTCTTGTAATGCTTGACGAATTGTTTTACCGGAGTTGTATTTCCATGTAACACCTTCCGGCAAATCATACGGATAAGGGTTTTCTGCCCCCATCTGACCTGTGCCAAACTCCACAAAAAGCGCATGGTCTGTACCTGCGACAACCGCCCAAACACCGCCACCTTTTACAGAACCAACATACTCTGCATGAATGCTCCGTAAAAGTTCTTGATTAAATATAGCATCAAGGTCAGCAATCTGCACTCTAGCAATCTCTACGCCCTTTTCTGCCAGTGTTTCAGCCAGTAGCCTACATTTATACTCTAAACTATTTTCATAGTCTTTAATAGCCTTTACAGCCGCTTGTATGGACTTTGGGTCAAACAGATTGATATTGATAGGTTTAGCCATAGCACACCTCACAGAATGTCCAATTCCTTGAACGCTTCAAGCATTTTAGGAAATTGAATAGCAATCCAGTCTACCATTGTCTCTTCATGTCCAAAACGTTGGTTATGCTCAAAATTTGACTGTAATCCACTTTCAGATAGAAAAGCATGAACAATCTCATGCCTTAACTGTTTTTTCATAAGCCATTCAAAGTTTCCAACATTATTGTAATTGTCTTTTCTGACAGCGATTATTTTATTAGTATAATCGCAATAACCGTCACAATCTTCACTCGAAAACTTTTTTCTCTTAATCGTATATTCAGTTCCTAATATGTTTACAGTTTTTTGCATCCTATTTCACCGTCTTCTGCAACAAAAACAAATCTGCTGTCAGTCCTTCGTCTGCAACGCCTTTGACAACATAGTCCGCAGTCTTGCTGTCCACAAGTCCGTCATCGTCACGACCTATTTCTGACTTCTTCCAGATAAAATCTCCTGCCTTAATCGGCAAATAGCCTTTGTCGGTCACAATCTGACAATACGAACTGGAATCATCAATACCAAATTCCTTTACCAGTACTTCCGACAGCTTATTGCTGATGTTGGCAGAAAAAAGGACGGGTTCAGAATATCCGGTAGTTTCTCTCAAAACCACTGGAATCCTTTCCCCGTCCATCTCGATGTACTTTATTTCTCCGTTTTCGTCCCGGTCATAAATCGTGACTTTTTCTCCCTGCAGGGAATACTTCATGTCCTGCTTGTTAATGTCAAGCATCTTTCTTCACCTGCTTGTAAATCTGATTTACACCAGTGCTTGCCAAACCGGAAACAATTCCGACTGCAATCGCATTCAGCACATCATTTGCCGGGAAATCCGGAATAACATACATTCCTACTACTCCGAGAATGCCACCGACAATGCCGACAACAACCGGGATGTAGTTATCCTTAATAACCGGAATCAGTTTCGCTCCAATACCGGCAAGATAGCAAATAACCACGATTGCAACACAAGTTCCTACCTGTGAAAAATCCATCATTCCTTACCTCCGTTCTCTTTAATGTTAAGTCTTTCCTCAATTCCATCAAGTCTATGATGTGCAGATGCCGTACTGGCTTCAACCTTTGTCAGCTTCTGTTCATGCTCTGCAAGCTCTTTCTTCATCTCTGAACGCTCGCTTTTCATTTCATTGATAGTATCAAGGATGGTGTCCAGTTTCATGTTGATGCGTGTGTTTTCTTTCACACGTTCCTCAATATCCTTTGTGTCTGTTCTTTTGCTGTTTTTCAGACCAATGTAGACGGAAAAACCGAGTGATAACACGCTTATAATGATTGCTGTAGATAACTCTATAGTCACATCATATACCGCCTTCCTAGTTTGTTGGCACACCGCCCACCACCCTTAAAGTGTGCCGCCTGCAACCTTATTACTGGAATCAGTAACATGGTCACGCACAATCTTCTAAACCCCTCGATTTCGATGGGGTTATAAAACTTTTGCAAATGGAAAAACACCCACAAACAGTTCTTCCCGGTCTCTCCATGTTCTCGACACACCATTTTCTGAATAGCTTGCCATGAAGTTTTCACCGGCTTGCGATCTGTCATACACGACAAGATTAACCACAACGGACTGAAATTTTTTCATATCCGCAGCAATCTTCTCTTCCGTGTAACTTTCCGGGTACATTCTCTTTGCTCTGATGTCTGCTTCTGCTTGACTGATAAGTTGTTCCAAAAGAGGATTTTCTTCCAAATGGTCAAACACGACCTCGGAGCTTTCAGAATCACTTTCAGAATCAATATGAAATTGTTTCAGACGGATTTTTACTTGCTCCAAAGTCGTATATTCTGCCATGTGCTACCTCTTAAAGTTCAAACTTTTCAATCAGAATCTTTTTCAGTTCCGCACCGCTGATTTCTTCCGCACCTGAGACACCGTGTTCTGCGGCTAACTTCTGCAAGTCTGCCGTAGACATACGGTTGATTTCCGTCTTAGTATATGCGGTTTCCTCCGGGATTTCTTCTTTTACTTCGGTGACGGTTTCCTCCGGGATTTCTTCTCCCGGAAGATACCATTTGCCTTTGTATTTGACTTTGTAATCAAATTTCATCAGCATACCTCCGATTAGTAGCACTTAATTACATAGGTGCTATCCATTCTCTCGTAGGAAGGCAGTACGATTTCTGATACTGTAGTCTTGGTTTGTACGGGATCCTCTGTTACGCTGACAGCAACAGCAACACCAGTATTCACAAGTCTTACATCTGTGGCAGGATTACCCATGAGTGTACGCTCTTCGGGAGTAGTGCCGTACCATGTACTACCCAGTGCACCGTTAGGAATAAGGGTCGCAAATCCATCAGGATAAAACTTATGAGCAGTTCCGCTTTCATCCTTGTACTGCTTAGTGTATACAATGATGCTAATGCCAAGTTCGGTAGAGAAAAGTTCCTTTACTCTCGCATCGGTCATAAATACATTTGCGGTTGTATTCTGTGCAAGAACAGCACTCTTGATCTTTTTGTTCTGTTTTAAGTAGTTCATGGTCTTCTTAGAGACAATCATGATGGAAGGTCTCTCGCCAGTAGCTTCTTCTACGGCATCAATGGCTACGGAAACATCATCCATAGGATCAGAGTTCTCGGTATCAGACCACTTATCGGTCGTAGTTGTAAGTTCTGCAAAGTTGTTGGCTTTGTAGGTTCCGTTAGGGTCATAGTTATAAGCGTAGGTTACACCGTCAGCCTGAATGGAAATCTTAGGAGATCCGTCACTGGGTGCAAGCAGCTGCATAATCATACGTTCAGGAACTACATCAGCACCTTCCACAAGAGTATTTGCATCATCAAAAATTCTGCTTAATACTTCTGCTGCGTAAGGGTCTGTGCTGTCCTTAATACGCATGATTTCCTGTTCGTCCTGTTCTTTGATAATCATAGATTCACGGAAGAATGCCATTTCTGTCTCTTGCATCTTGAATCCTTCACGGCTTCTGATAGTGGAAACTGCATCAAAATTAGATGCTTTCAGGGTAACAGGAAGTCCATTAGAAGTCTTAATCCACTTCAAATCCAGTCCCATTTTCTTCTTGGCGGGGAATAAGCCGGAACCAAGATATGCAATTTTATTACTTGCAACTTCTGTATGCACAAGTGCGATTGCTTTCGCATTGTAGGCATCTCTAATGTTCATTATTTCCTCACTTTCTACCGCTATCTTTCAGCGGTCAGCGGCTACATCTGTCTGTAGTCGGTTTCAGTTATTCAAATACAATCAGTGATAATCCTGTCTTTACACCATCGGCAATGGTAATACCTGCATTTGCGTTAGCATTTGCTTCATTTACACAGGCAAAAGCCTTAATGATAGTTCCGTTGGGGTTGCTATCGTAAACATCGTTAAGCAAAATACCTACTGCTGCATCATCGGTGCTTCCGCCATTTACTTTCTTTCCTGTCGCACTAATAGGATTACCAGCCTTGCACACACCATTAGTGAAAGCATTTGCATCCAGTTTAATAGGAACAAATAATTCACCGCCCAGCTTTCTCTTAAGAATTTCTAACTGGGTAGTTACACTTGTTTCAGAGAATTTCATTTTGTGTACCTCCTTATAAGTACTGGCTAACTACAGCTTCGGCTTCTTTGTTTGTTCCAGCTAAAGTCTTGCCAATCTTTTCAGCCGCTTTTTCGGCTTCTGTTTTTTTGTCATCTTTTCCACCGCCAGCAATTCCACCTCCAGGATTAGTAGATCCGTTTGCAATCTCCTGCTCCTTGGCTTGTGCCGCAGCAGTCTCTTTATCAGAGATAATTTTTCCGAGAACATCAAAATCAAAACTGCCGTCATCCTTTACAACCTGTGCCGCCTGTTCTGATGTGATTTTGAATTTGTCAGCCGCACTTGTACGCTGAGTTGCTAAAGTCTGTGCTTTTTCCAACTCTGCGATACGATTATTTGCTTCCTCTAACTGCTTCGCTGCCTTTTCCTGTTCGGAAAGATTTTGGTCTTTCATGGCATTAAACTCTTTTTCAATGCCCTGTAACCGTTCCAGTTCAGCATTGTTTTTGGTTGCCTTGGCATTTGCTGTCTGAACATCTTTGCCGTTTTCGGCAATAACCTTTTCAATCTGTTCATCAGTTAATCCCATTGCCGCTAAATCTTCTCTCTTCATAAATTACCTCCGTTATGTCCTACGTTTTTTTACGGTGCAACGACACCGAGTGACATTGCCGATTTGTACGCTCACGGCTTTGCGAATTTTTATAAAATAAAAACAGCTACCTATTTCTAGGCAACTGTCTTATTTTGCATTTGTTTTACAATTTCCTGTGCTTTTGCCATCTGCTCTTCCATGTTGATAATGTCAGCAGTTTTCCACAGAGCATCAAGGTAAGGTTTGGAAAGGTTGAAAGTCTTTTCACAATCTCCCCAAAGTCCAACTGTTTTGATTGCAATAAGCGGATGAATACCACACTGCAGAAGTTGCAGTAATGTCTGCGACTTGGTATACATATTATCTTGTGGACTGTGGTTGATCTGCACATCAAAATCTCTAAGAGTGATTTTCAGATCCTCTTTCTTAATGCGGATAACATTCAGCGCAACCTTGGCCAGTCTCTTCTCTGCTGTCTTAACAACCGGATCCTTAAGCCTTGCTCTTGATTTTGAAAAATCCCATCCGTTTCTCAGCTCAACCGCACCCTGCGTATCACCGCCAGTGTTTCCTTGCTTGTTCGGTATTCCCAAAATTGAAAGTGCGCTGTCTGTTAAATCATCCTTGGAAACCTGTGTCTGCGTTTGGTCAAGTTCCTGTGACATCACATCAACATCAGACTTGTTATCCTTGTTAATGGACTTTACAACCAATGCATGGTTCATTTTCATTTTTTTGAACTGTTCTTCGTCAACTTCACAGTTTACAAATTTGTACCATGCCTGGATAAACTGCTCTATACCATCCATTCTGTTTGACTGTGTATTATTGATTGCATCCAACAGATCTATAACAAGTTCAATATCAGACAACCGCTCATGGTTGTTCGGAAATTCTACAATCGGAATACCACCAAATCCGTGAAGTTTCCATGTATCAGGAACAACCGCACTGTTTTTTATCTTACATTCATAGGATTCCGTGTAGCATAGTTTGTACCACTCGCCGTTTTCATCTTTTAATTCCTGTACCGCCAAAATCGGTTCTTCAGAACTGCGGTTGTAAATGACAAACGTGTTCAGAGGATTAGGTGCAACCACACGGATAGGCACATCTCCATTCACAATCTGAATAGCTTTGAATGATGTTCCGGTTGCCGACTGCCACTCACCAGCTTTTATGTCTTTCTCATGCTTATTTGCATCTGCTAAGTAATCGTTAAGTTCATCTACTGCCTTATTTACAGCTTTATCATCTTTTCTGCTGACAAACTGAATAGGCTCTCCGTAAGTCTGACCAACCTTGAACTGTACCCACTCATAAGCATGATTCTCAACGATTTTGTTTGTTATATCCTCATTTGACAGCTTTGTTCTGTATAGTACCGGTTGATCTCCTTTGTAGTACTCCCACAAGTACTTGATAACCGACTTATTGTAATTAAAAACACCGATGCAATCACCAACAACCTTTACAATGTTGTCTTTGGTTATCTGCTCCACATCCGTATATGCAATTTTTCTACCGTGACAACCCTTTACAAGGTCTTGAAATTTCATAGTGTTCATATTTTCACCTACATAAATGTCATTCCGCTGCTTTGGTCTCTTTTTGGAAGTTTCTTGATCTCACGTTCTCCGGTTTCCGTATGGTAAACAACCATCTTATTGCAATTCCGGCATTTATATGTCTTGTCGATGTGTGATTTTGAACTGCATTCACCGACCAACCGTCCGCATCCCGGACAGTACACTCTAATTTTTTGATTAAAAATCATAAATACCTCTTTTCTGCGCACAAAAATACCGCCCTTGCTGATAAGAGCGGTACTTCTGTAGTCTTCACATGATCTGAGGAGGAAATGAAAAATATCTTGGAATCTTTCTGCATCTTAATAGTATCACGGAAAAATCGGACATATCGGACAAGTTTATATGGAACTATACGATTTCGTATGTTTTTTCAAATATGTCAGGCTTACATGGATAAAGTTCTCCATTTACACCTTTGATAATATAATCACCAATGTTTGCTTTCATATCTCCTTCCAAAGTTTTAATGAAACATTCATCTTCATTATTAAAATAAATATTTCCGTCATCATAAGCAGATATTCCCCATTCTGGTACACCTCTACAATTTGCTCCAATCTTCATAAAATCTTCGCAATATTCAAATGCTTCAATTACAACAGGTTTCTTTCTATATTTTGCCATTTTTATACCTCCGTATTATTTTAATTTGCCATATATCGGTCAAATGCTTTTCTTACGCTATCCTCTGTGTTTCCACCACCGATTCTATCAGCAACCTTGTTCCATGATAATTTTTCAATAAATCGTAAATTGATGATCCGTCTTATACGACTGTCCTGAACGCTTGCAATAAATTCCTCGACTTCATTATTTTTTTGCAGTAAATCGTCCTCTAAAAGCTGTAAAGTGGCTTTTCTTGAATAAAGTAACGTTCGTTTTCTGCTGTACTCTGGATAAGGAAATCCTTCAATACGAAAATGTTCAGTGCCGCCGCATCCACCTGATACGCTGTCAACAACATTCCCATCCGATTCAATTTTTCTGATATCCGATTCAAGTTTTTTAATCTTCTGCTGTACTTCTTTGATTTCTTCCTGTAAATCTATGTATTGAGATAAAACCTCTTTAGTCACCATAATCAATACCTCCGTCCGAAAGAGAATGGGTTTTGAATTGCTTCTACTTTTGCTACCCTGTTTCCGTTTGTAATTCGCAATGCAAAGTTTGAAAATACATCAGGCACATCATCTAACTGTTTTTTTCCTGAAACAGAATACCTTTTCAGTAACGACATCATTACACCGTATGGTTCGTTAGGCTTATACAATGATGGATCCTTGAATATTACGTGTTGCAAAATCCAGTTAGAGCACTGAAAAATTCTTGCTTCTTTGTTTGTCTCAGTCGGTGTGTCTGTGATGTTGCATATCCATCCTTTGCTCTCTACACGCTTATTTACTTCCATTGCCACACGGTCACCGCCGGCATTACGCTCAAATTCGCACTCTTGCACTTTATTATTAACAAGTACATTTGCAGCATTTTCATACTGCATCTCATAATCCGCAGTATTGTCACAAACAGCATCCACGCAGTAATAATCTTCTCCGTACTTTTGCAATACCGGAAGAACAAAAAAGTCGGTTCCTTTTCCCTTGGTATCGCATTGCCCGGTAATAATTTCCGGTTCCCCATGTGGCAGATTAAGATAACGTCTGATTTTTTCTTCCGGAAATAACAATCCCTCACGTTCAATAGGCTCTTGCTTGTAAAGACACCTATAAGAGATTTCATCCATGAGTAATTGTTGATCTTCAAAAAAAGCAACCGTAAATCCGGAAAATTCGTAGTCAAAATTGCTTAATCCTGTTTTTGGGTCAATATCCGGCACTGCAATTACTTTTACTCTCGGATTCCCTTCATACATATTTTGGATCCGACCGATTACATCATTTACGCTCCACCTGGTAGCAATATGGATTTCTTTGCAATTCTTTCCGTCAGTATCTTGTGTTTTTCTTTGTCTTGCATCTACCGCATACTTGTCCCACAGTTTATCCAAAATTATAGGATTCATAGCTTCTTCAATGCCACCGATCATGTCATCTACGAACAAAAACTTAGATGCACGTACTTTACCAGCGTTTTTACTTCCTACGGATGTGCACTGAACAGATGGAAATGGTTTATATTTGCCGATGTTAAACTGTTCCATTTTTGCGTTAGTACTGGTAACGGAAAGATTTGGGAAGATTTCATTCCAAGTGTACTCGTCAGAATTTGTACAAATATCGTACACACCGTCATAGTACATACGTGTAATATCTCCACTGTGGGAGTAAAAAAGGTTGAAATCTCTCGGAAACCATCCTGCTACCAACGCATTCAGCATTTTCTCGACCGTGGTTTTTCCAGCACCTGGGATAAGAGACACGCATAGAATGTCGTATTTATCATCAATCATGCCTTGAATGGCATCCATGAGACCGATTTTAAGAAATTGCTTTCTACGTGGCATATAGAACCGCTCTCTAGGTTCTCTTTTCTTTTCCAAGTATCTGTAGGCACTGTCCACAACCTTATTTTGTGCTTCTAGTAGAAGAACATCGTACAACTTATCTGTCAGAGAATAGTGCGTCTTGTTCGCAAAGGAATACTTTTCCAAATCCCATATGGTTCCTCCAGTTCTTTCCATACAGAAACGCTCTACAATGCCTTTAGAACGATTTGTTATCTGTAAGCCATAAGTTATATCCTTTTCACCGTTTATAGCCACTCTGCAGGCTTCTATGTACGCATCAATGACCTGTTCATCAATTCCCTTGCGCTGTATGTAATTGTCATAGCTGTTTACTGCCGATATAAGGCTCTGACTTGCCAAAAGAAAAAGCACCTCCACGCTGTCGCAGAGATGCTTATAGACCTCTGCCTATAATTTTTTTAGGGTAGCGACTAACTCCGTTTGTTAGCCGGTGATTTTGTTTATTTTAATTCATCTGTACGCCTTGTCATTTTAACCTGTGTTCCATTTTCATCTGTTGTGCATACAGTTACACATTTATCAATGTCACTCATTATGCTCCCAAGCATTATTTCAGTCTTATCATCATCAAACTTGTAACATTTACGCATTTTTTCAATGCAGTTATTCATTTCCGTTATTTTCATTCTTCATAAACCTTTCAAACTCTTTCCGGCATTTAGGGCATAAATGAAATTCTTTGTATCCAACATCACATATTTCTTCAATTTGAACTCCTGTAAGCGATGGTGATACAAGTTCAGTATCAGCAACATAACATGTTACATTTGCAAATCTCATATTAAATTCTGCTGATGTAATCACTTTCCTTGTTAAAAAAGTTCTTCTTTCCGGCATCATTTTTATTTCAGATTCACACCGATCACAGGTGTACCATTCCTTTTCATGTCTCATGTTGCACCTCACTTAATATCCGCCATTATTCTCAATAAGCCATTCTTTCAATGCAACGTGTGCTTTTGCGAAGCATAATTCCATGTCCGTATCATTTTCATGTACGAGAATCGCATCATCACCATCTTTTCTACACTCAGGATAGTCGTTTGCGCATCCTCGTTTGTAAATATAGATTCCCCAGTCACATATCTTACTATATGTTATTTCAAGATGCATCGGAAAATCTTGTGTCTTTTCGTCAAAAAACTTTAAGAACTCATTCATCCTCATATCCTCCGTAACCCATGCAGACGGAATCGAACCGCCGACACACATCCTATGCGGATGCCGCTCTTCCACTGAAGCTATGCATGGAAATCGCACCGTAAAACCTTTTATGGCTTGCGCTTGCCATAACCAAATGTGCACCGCCTACTTGTCACTGACTATCCACAATCTCACAGTCTTGTCTGTTCTCTACTTCATAGGCTTGGTTTTCGCTAAACATATGTGGCTTACGTTTTAGCTAGGGAATAGTTGCCGTGGGAGTTGAACCCACCCGACCCAAACAAGGTACGACTACTTTTGAATCTGCAAATTCTACTCGCAGAAGTGTTTTTCGTTGACCGATAATGAGCAACTACTATCCATACATCTCCCATCGACCTGAACTATTGCAGTAGTACCAGACTAAGTGGAGATAAAGATAAAGTTGGGATGATGGGACTTGAACCCATGACATACTGTGTATAAGACAGCCGCTCTCGCCAACTGCGCTACATCCCAATGTGCGTTTCCATAAGCTGTATGCCTACATTTAAGACGCTGACACAGCGCAACACTTATAGCTATTTTTATTTTCGCAGGGCATCCGCCAGTTACCTGCTAGTCGGTTGCGATCCGACATCGTGGGGAAAGAAGGAGTCGAACCTTCGGTGTTTCTAATGTCACGGTTTTACAGACCGCTGCAATCGCCACTATGCATATTTCCCCAAAACCTGTGCCGTATAACCACAGATGAACTTCTGGCATATCTATCTGCTAACTACCGACTATTTCAATCACGGTATCGTCTTATCACCGCAGATAAAGTTTTCTCCGCTATATAGTTGCAAGGCTTCAAGCGGTTACGTGGGATATAGGTGGGCGAGGATTTGAACCTCACATGATTAGTGCACTTCCCGTCATCTAAGTTACTGGTTTCAACGGATTATCTTACAGTCATAGTGTCTACCCATTCCACCACCACCTACGCCCATTTTATGTCTGCAAGGGCTGTGCGGGATTTTAATGTCTTTACTGACAACCCACGGATTAAAACCTACAACGGTATTCCGCAAAAACCGGGCTATCATAAACCGGTTAAACCCTCACGAGCCTTGCGACGGCTCTTAACAGCATTCCGCTATGAGGTGAAAGGAGCATTCCATGTAGATGGAATATTCGCAGATTGCAAAGACCGAAAGAAGAAAACATCTGCGAAACAGGACTACCAGGATTCGGACCTGGGAATGCAGCAGTCAAAGTGCTGTGCCTTACCGCTTGGCGATAGCCCTAAACTCCGGGAGAGAGACCATCTGCTCCCGGATTATTTTTGTGAAACACCCTATCTTTATCTAAAAAAAATTGTCACGCCTGTGTACGGTACTTTGAAAAACTTAGTGTTTTCGAACGCATTATTCCATTTTTCGTTTCTCACACACAGGCTGCATACACTCTTGATGCCTTGATTTCTCTGCCACATATCCGATGCCAACACAACACCAGATATTCGGTAATAACAATGACTTTATGAATTTAACCCATTCAACAATGTGATATGGGATAATTCGCATAATCTCCGGTAACCACATAAGCTACATCCACATGAAAGTTATTCCAAAGGCAAGGAACATTGCAGTTGCAAAGAAGAATACTCCGTCTGATGCCGTTTTCTGCTTTGGAGCATATAATGCACTTGCTATTGCGAAAAAAGCCATTACTGCAGTTGTCACAATTTTCAAAATTATGAATAAAATCATGTTAACTCTACCTCCCACACAAAGTAATTTGCAATCATAAATATCAGTCCGAACGCAATGCACAGCACTCTTGAAATCGTATCTGCACTAGAATCCCGTGCAATCTGAAAACAACTTCCACAAATAGTAAGTAATGCTGTTGAAGAACATACTTTTAAGAATTTCCTGATTATCTTTTTCATTTTTTCTTCGTCCTTCCTTCAATTTCATCGATCATTGCCATTACCAGTGCTTTGGCAAACTGGCTATTGTTATGCATTTTAATCAGCAGATTGCCTTGCCGGATAAGATACGACCAGTCATCATCTGTTTTCGGATTAGCGCACTCTTTATGAATTTTCCAAACCTCTGTGTAGATCTCTTTAATCTCCGGTGGCAATTCACATTTCTCCTTAACTGGCAAATCTTCTTTAGGCTCTTTATCAAGTCTGCTCTTTTGGTGCTTCATCTGACAGCTAACCATTTCTGTAACGTTCTCACGGTCTCTCTTGATTCCGTGACCTTGCAGAAACAACTCACATTGCAGGACTTCACCGCATTTTGAACATTCGTCTTTTATCTCTTTCCCAAATATCTGCATACACTTAATCTCTACCAGTGACTACTGCTCTTAAAAATACTCCGATGATGAACAGGATATATACCCATGCAGGAGCATGCAATTGAACCAGTATCCATGCTAAAACTATGTAAATGAAAATCATGTGCTGTACCTCCTAAAAGGCTTTTTTATTTTTGAGAATTTTTTAAAAATCATCCACATTCTCTGTAAAACTTTTCTTCCCGTCCGTCATCATAAATAACTCTTGCAATCGGTTCTGCAGAATGATCCACTTTCTGGCACTTTGGAATACTAAGCATATCTACTCGGTTCTTTATAACCTTGATGTGATTGTCTCTCAGGTATTCTTTGTAGTACCACTTGTCAGATAGCTTGTTTCCACCGGAAATGTTTAGTTTTTGCTCACATTCTTTCTTGCCTATCTTTCCAGTTTTGTACTCCTCTAAAATTTCTAAATAGTTTGATACCGGCAACATTTTAGGTCTTCCTGTTTTCTCCGCTCTTTTTATGACCCTTATGTTTAATGATCCATGTGCAATTTGATGGCAAACATGGCAAAGAGGTACAATGTTCCCTATATTGTTTGTTCCTCCCAATGCCAAAGGAACTACATGGTGATACTCTACATCCAAATTACTTCCACAGTTACAGCAAACTGTTCCAAGCTTATCTTTAAGTTCGTCCTTAAATGACGGTCTGTTAAATTGCAATTTGTTTTGTGTGTAAGATAACTCCATGTTAGTATCACCTCCTGTCGAAGCCTTTTTATTTTTTGGGTAGTTTACTGTACTTAGTAGGGCGGGTTTCCGAATTTCTATAAACCCCCTCCCCCATCATCACCAACATATTTCAACTATGCGCAAAATTCGTGCTTCGCGCAATCTTTATTGACACATCTTTAACTATCACGTATTTACGCACGTTTCCGTAGTTGTTGCTACTAATTTGCATCTGATGTATTATCGTCATACGCTCCGGAGTCGGTCAACATTGATGTATTTTGTCCATTTGCACCGCCTAACTGTGGCAGATCCGAAGCAGTTAATGCTTGCTTGTGGTTCTGCTGCTCTCTTGATACGCCGGGAAGGTTCCACCCGTAATGCCTATTCAGAATTGCCAGGATTCCAACAGGGTTTCGCTTTGCCGTGGCAAGTTTTGCGCTTAAAGACTCTTCGCGAAAATCCGATATCTTTTTGCCG